GTGCACCTTCAGCATAGGAGATGAAATTTATGGCAGATTCACCCCTTCCGGCCCGACCTGTTGCGCCCACACCTGTGAGTGTGGAGGATATGGAGATCACCCTGTTTGATCCCTCCCCGACCAATGCGGAGGGTACACCGCAAGCAGCCACCTACCGCGTGCAACTGAAATTATCGGATGGCAGCATCGAGATCAGGCAAGGGAATTTAATCCCGCATCTGACCAACGCCGAGATCACGGGTCTGCAAAACCTGCTGGCCCGCTTGCGGGGAAAGGCGAATACAGCATGGATACCGTAATCACCCCCGCCCAGGCCCGCCGCTTGCTGCAAGAAGAGCAGCAGGCACGGGTCAATGCGGCCAAGATCAAGTACGATGCTTTCGTTGCCGAGTGGCAGGCTGAATTCCGCGTGCGGCTGGACATCTCAGTGCTTGTGACGGCACGTGGCAATGTGCCACAGATGTTGATTATAGCAGACCCATGACGACTATAAACTACTTTTTATTGTTGGAATCTGGTAGTCATCTATTACTGGAATCCGGCGGCAAAATTATAATCTCACAAGTTATAATTTTGGTTCCAATGAAGATCGCCGGAGCAGACGTAGCCATATATGGTTTTAGTTCAAGTGATGCTTTAATTACTACCTTGATTGCTTCAGATGCCAGAGTTACTACACCAACCGCAGGAGATGCATTTATAACAACTGTGCAAGATTCTAACGTAGTAACAACTACGATAACTGCCGAGGACGTTAATTAAACATGAACCAATATTTTACAGGAAATGCTGTTCGTTGCTCATTTACTTTGAGCCCAGCCGTCGATCCAACTACCGTAATATTCCGATATAAGAAATCAAACGGGGATAAGACGGCTTATACTTATGGGGTAAATGCAGAATTGGTTAAAAGTGCGGTTGGTAGTTATTATGTTGATCTTGTCGCGAGCGGTGAAGGTCAATGGCATTACCGGCTGGAAACTACGACACCAAATGCTGCCATAGAAGCTACTTTTACGGTGCTCAAAACCCAATTCTAGGGGGAATATTTTATGGCTGTTGAACTTACATACACGAGTGACCTCGATTACCTTACAGATTACTTAAGAATACACTTAGGAGATACCGGTTCTACCTTTACGTATTCAAATGATACATTAAAATTGGTACTTCTGGCTGGGCTAAAGATGCTTATGCCGCGTTGGAACAGTCGTTATGTGCCAACTTATAATGCAAGCACCGAGAACTGGGATGTGGCCAGAAGCAGCACCGATGTATTCACACACGCCTCACCGCCAATAATTATGTACGGGGATGAACGACCTATCTTATTGGCTGCTGCAATCGCTCTTAAATCCGGTTTAATCTATACAGTTGGCAGTAATGCTGTATCATGGCGGGATGACGAAGTTTCATTCAGTAATATGACTGGTGCCAAGATGCAGGAAGCCAGCTTGATTAGAGACTGGGAAGAATTAAATAAGCTGGTACCAGAACGTAGACAGAGATTGGCTCGCTCGAAAAAGGGGGAGCTTCTAGGTTTTCGTTTTCCACCGAATCGGTATGAGAGTGAAAATTTCTAAGGAGAATTGAATGGAAGGTTGCAGGGTTTGTAAGGGAGAATTAAAGCAGGTTTTAGATTTGGGAGAAATCTACCCATCTACTTTTATATGTGGTGATGAGCAGCTTGAAAAGGCTCCATTACGGTTAGGGTTGTGTTCAAAATGTAGATTAGCCCAACTGATGGACACCGCAGATTTGGATAAAATGTATCGGTACTATTGGTACCGCAGTGCTTTGAATGGCTCAATGGTGACAGCTCTTAGTGATATTGTAGATAGTGTTCAAAAATATGTTACGCTTGAACCGGGGCATATAGTTGTGGACATCGGTACCAATGATGGATCATTATTAAATTTCTACCCCGATTATATCTATAAAGTTGGAATTGACCCAGCTTACAATTTGCGGATAGAGGCAGAGAAACATTGTAATGCTTTCATAAATGATTATTTTTCGTATGAAGTATTGCCAAGAGATTGCAAACCAGCCAAAGTTATTACTGCTATCGCCATGTTCTACGATTTACCAGACCCATTGAAATTTCTACAAGATGTTAAAAATTCATTGGCTGCTGGCGGTATATTTGTGGTGCAAATCATGGACCTCTTATCTATGCTAAAAACTAATGGCTTCGATAATATTTGCGCCGAACATTTAGAATATTATTCTTTAGATAATCTACTCGATCTCTTCGATCAAGTTGGGTTGGAAATTTTCGATGCTGAGTACAACAAAGTCAACGGTGGTAGCCTGCGGGTTTATGCCTGTCACACCGGTGAGAGGGGCATACAACCACACCTCGTGTGCATGCTAATAAAAGAATTTTTGGAATTGCGTGATGACTCATTGCAAGAATTTGCCAAGCGAGTTCAAGAATTAAAGCAAAAAGTTAATCAATTCTTCGAATCAAATAAAAATAAGTCAATCTGCGGTTTGGGGGCCAGTACCAAAGCCAACACGGTCCTACAATATTTCGGGTTGGATAATTCCAAGATAAAAGCTATTGGCGAGATACATCCTGATAAGTTTGGGCTAAAGATGGTCGGAACTAATATTCCCATCGTACCAGAAAAAGAAATTTTAGATGCTAATCCAGATTATATCGTGTTGTTGATCTGGCAATTTGCTGACAACATACTGCCAAAATTGCAGAGTTACATTGATAATGGCGGAAAAGTCTTGGTGATGTTACCCAAGCCGAGATTAATTACTCAAGAAGGTGAGATATGGGTATAATGATGAAGAGTTTTGGAATGCTTTTGGATGAACTCATCACGAACAATGTAAAACTTTTCATGGTTCAGGAAGATTATGCCAACGAGGATGACCACGTTGTAGCTGAGGCAGCTCGCAAAGCTTTAAAGTTAAATGCTAGGCGCAATCAGTTGATCCGGGTCATCGACGAATTGCTTGGTAATGAAGATATAACTGTTACCGAAAAAACGTATGGATAATCAATTGGTATTTATTCACTTGCCGAGAACGGCAGGTACTTCACTTGGTGTGGCTTTGGCTAATGCTTATCGAGAAGTAGGTAAGACAGTTTGCCCTTACAGAAATTGGGAATATTTTGTAGAGGCCATAGATTTGGATACTTACGATCTAATCGGAGGACATTCTTATTACCCCTTGATTAGATTATTGAAAGGCAATCCTACATTCATTACCATACTGGGTGAGCCAATAAATAGATGTGTATCTAATTATTATATGACCAAAGGGTTGTGGGCCGGCCCAAACAAAGAAGATTTGGACAATCATACTTTATCTGAATTGTTGGACAATCCATTTTGGTTTACAGTTATGGCTAACCAACAAACCAGAATGTTGGCTTCAGACTTCGATATTGCAGAAATTAAATGCGCAGTAGATTTCTCAACCAAAATACGACCCACCAAAGAAGATTTAACGAAAGCCAAAGCCAGATTAACTACGTTTCCTTTCGTGGGAATTAAAGAACAGTTTGATAAATCATTACAATGTTTGAGTGACTTTGTTGGATTGCCCTTAATTCAAGTGAACAATGAAAAACCTAGGCACCCAGCAAATAATTTAGATGCTTCCACTTTGCAAAAATTAGAATTGGCTAATGAATACGATTTAGAATTGTACGAGTTTGGGTTGAAATTATTCAATGGATTATAATACCGAAGGTGTGGCTGAATTCGTTCTAGACTTGTTTGATAAAAATTATAAAGGTATCTGTATAGATGTAGGAGCTTACCACGCAACTTGGCTCAATAATAGTTATTTATTAGAAGAAAAAGGTTGGGAAGTATTCTGCATAGAACCAAACCCACATTGCCAAGAGATGCTTGTTAGCCGCAAAAATGTGTATAATTATGCTATGGGTACGGAAAACAAAGATAATGTAGATTTCTATATATATAATCTTGGACACGGACCAAATGGAGAGGCTGGGGGGACGGGTCTAATTTATTACGACCACCCACAACATCTGACCACTATCAAAGTAAAAGTACGCACCTTGGATTGGTTCATAGAGAACGTTGCCAAAGTAGATCATGTGGATTTCTTGGCCATAGACACGGAGGGTTCAGAATTAGATGTTCTACGTGGAATCAATTTGGATAGATGGGGATTGAAAGTAATTGCGGTAGAGAACCTTTATTACGATGCTGCAAATCTCGAACCCCACAATATAGAACAAGATGAATACCTCACCGCCAGAGGTTACAATAAAATAGAACGCATTATGTTTAATGATATTTATAGGAGAGGTTAATGGGACTTATTGAAAAGGGCAGGTTGGCCTTCACTCACCCAGGTAAAATCGGTGATTCTCTGTACGTGATGCCAGCCATGCGTTGGATTTGTAATCATAGAAAAACCACCTGTGATTTTTACACCAGCAAATATTGTGAACCACTAAAGAGGTTGTTCGAGCACCAGTCCTTCATCGACAATTTCTTCATGCCAGACAATTATGCGGTGGAACGTATGGACTTAGGGGTTCAGCCTTGGTATATTCCAGTAGATATTAACTTGTATGACACAGTTTGGCAACTCGGCTATAGACAGGTTCCTGACAGGCCACTACCAAACTATATCGCCATGCTCGCTGGAATTCAAGCACACAATGGTATAGAAGTTAAATATGAATATCCAGATTTTGAAACTCTAGACGAGCCATACATTTGTGTAGCCCCCAGAGGCAAGACAACTTATGCTGGATTGTTCCAAGAAATTATAGAAAAATCACCCATCAAGGTAATTCAAGTTGGCGGTTGGGGTGATGCAGTCGAGGGTAATGCAATCGACAAGACCGGTTTAGATATGCTAGAGACTACAACTTGGTTGGCTAAGTCAGTTGGCTTCGTTGGCATTATGTCAGCCATGTTAGTGTTAGCTAATGGGTTCGATTTCCCCAAAGTATCTCCACATGACTCAATTCATTGGGACATGCGCCACGTAGTTAGAAGTGAAAATAATTTCTATCCAATCAATCCGACAGTAGAAGAGGTGCTGGAATGTCTGAAACTATCTTAGTCATCAACACCAACGACGTGATGTCAGAAAATACCAGACAGAGCATGAAGGATGCTGCACGAAGGTGGGAATGTGATTTTATAGAAATCAAGCAGCATCCAACCAAACACCATCATTCAGCCGTGAAGTTGTTGGCTTTCGACTTGTGTGATCACGATAGAATTTTGGTTCTGGATTCAGATATAGTCGTGAGGAGTGATACCCCCAACCCATTTAAGCTGTGTGATCCCAGATTTCTATACGCAGTCAAGAATCAACAATCACACTTTCCACCCGCATACAACGTAAATGTGCAAATAGCATATAGAGATATCCAACAGGTATTATCGCTCAAAGAGGTGGAAGGCAGATTAGATGTCGATTTAATCAGTCGAGACTTCTGCAATGCGGGTGTGGTGCTGATAAATAGGGAATTCCACACCGAGTTATATAAGATAGCCTACAATTTGTTTCTGGGTACGAATACCCAGTGGTGGGATCAGATACCTTTGAATATGGCTATCTATAGCCAATTGGGTGGCTATCACGATTTGGGACAAGAATGGAACTACCAATTTCCTTCCAATTTTGCTGCAATGACAGCTTATATCTATCACTTCGCTGGCAATCCAGGTCGCTACGATATTCTGAAGCGAGTTAATTGGGTTATTGCACCAAGCGAGATTATCACACGTAATGATTTACACAGATTAATAAGTCAACGTGGTTATAAAGTTGGGGCAGAAATTGGCACGCAAAAAGGCGAATACGCCGAATATTTATTGCATAATACTTGGTTGGAGAAACTACACATAATTGATGCTTGGAAGTATGTTCCTAATTACAAGGATATTTCTAACGTTTCAGATGAGGCACACAATGCTAATTATACAGAAACTTTGGAACGATTAGCCCCCTTCGTTGGTCGTTACAATGTTATAAAAGCTTTTTCTAAGGATGCAGCCAATATAATTGGTGATTTAGACTTTGTGTATATAGATGCCAACCATTCATATACCAGCACTACAGAAGACTTACAAACTTGGTATCCAAAGGTACGTAGTGGTGGTTTGGTGGCAGGACACGATTTTTTGGATGGGGAAAATATTTGTGGCAGTGAATTCGGTGTGCGGAGCGCAGTGTTCGATTTTCTGAAAGACAAGAAACATACACTCTACGCAACGAATGAACAGTGGCCCACATGGATATTTTTTAAGGAGTAAAGGAATGACAGTCTATATTGGTGTACCAACCATCAACTTGAAAAAGTACTTAGTTGGTACGGTGGAAAGTATTGAAATGAACCACCCTTGGAAGTTGTTGGTAATAGACAATGGCTCAGGGGATGAAACTAAGGAGTGGATCGAAAAGTCAGGTTACGATTATATTTTCAATCAAGAAAATCTCGGCGTGGCTAAATCTTGGAATCAAATTATTTATTGGGGATTATCCCACGATGATTGTGAAGCTATCTTCATTTTGAATAATGATTTGGTTATGCACGAAGAAGCTTTCGACAGAATGTTAGAAACTTTATTCGTAGAGGGTAAGGATGCTGTCAGTGGAACCAACGTGGGTAACAACCCCAGTACCTTGATGTATTGCACCAAGCCAATACCTAGATATAGTCGAGCTATGAATTTCAGTTGTTTTGGGTTGACTGTTCCCACCATAACACGAGTAGGTTTATTCGATGAAGGTTTCAAGATAGCTTACTTCGAGGATAACGATTACCACCATCGCATGCGTGGGGAAGGTATAGATGCCTCGTGTGATCTGTGGGCTTGGTTTGCACATTACGGTTCGCGTACAGTAAAAGAGGCTGGAATTCCACCACTTCATAATCAATTCAATGCCAATAGAAAGTATTTCTACGAGAAGTGGGGATTTTACCCCGGCAGCGACGAAGAAAGGGAAAAGGCAAAATCATACAATGAAAAGTAACGTTCGTCTGCTATGGTGTGGCGACGCAGTAACACAAACCGGGTTCAGCCGCGTTTCACACAACGTATTGAATGGATTGTTCAACACAGGTATGTATGACATCCACGTATTGGGTGTTAATTATCACGGTGATCCACACAACTACCCATACAAGATTTACCCGGCTGTGTTGGGTGGAGATCAACTAGGTTACAAACGGTTGGAAACTATCGTTAAGGCTATAAAGCCTGAAGTTGTAGTTCTATTCAACGATATATGGGTAATACTGGATTACTTATATATCTTGAAAGAAGCTAAATTGGAAAACTTCAAAACGGCTATTTACTTTCCAGTAGACGCTTATGGTTATGATCCAGAATGGATGGACCCACTTTATCGAGTGGATAAAGTATTAGTTTATACAGAATTTGCCAAGCAAGTTTTGCGGGAAGCTGGGTTTCGGCGCAAAGTTTCAATCGTACCACACGGTGTCGATACCAATATATATTTTCCAGTCAATAAAAGTGAAGCTCGCCAAAGCCTGAATGGTTTAAAGGATGAAGATTTCATCGTCTTCAATGCTAATCGAAACCAACCTAGGAAGCGTATAGATACTACCATCAAAGCATTTTGCAAATTTGCGAAAAACAAGCCAGACGCCAGATTGTATCTACATATGGGCTTGGTAGATGCAGGTTGGAGTATCATACCTTTAATGATGCGAGAATGTAAACTCAATGGCATCGAAAGTGCAAATAAATTGATATTGACTGATCCCAATCTTACCCCTGGAAGTACGGTATCAGAAGAATTATTGAATATCATTTATAACACGGCAGATATTGGATTGAATACAAGTTCTGGTGAAGGTTGGGGTTTGGTCAATTTTGAGCAAGCAGCTTGTGGAGTGCCCCAAATAGTGCCCGGCTTTGCTGCTACAGCGGAAATATTCAAAGACCGTGGACTGCTTTTGCCAGCCAGACAATACCTATCCAACCTGAAGATTAATACTGAGGGCGGTATTATACATGAAGATGATGTTGTCGAGGCTTTGAATACATATTATTACGACAAAGAATTACGTTATTTACACGCTGCCAAGATGTTTGAATATACTCAGCAACCCCAATTTAATTGGATTAGTGTTGCCAAACTTTGGCATCAACATTTGCAGGAATTGGTGTGATGGTAACTATTACTTTCCCCTCAGATACCAAAGATACGATTGATGCTATCCGCGAAGCTATCGGCAGAGATGCAACTTTCTACACCATAGCCACAACTTCAGGTTGTTCGACTTGTTCTCTCGATCCAATCAACAATACATCGACTGATCCATTTTGTGTAACCTGCGGTGGAGTTTATTGGTTTATAATTTACTCTGGTCACGTTCTGAATTCCCATGTACGGTGGGCACCCTTCGAGGAACCCAAATTCACCACGGCTGGTATAGTGCACGAAGGCGATTGTACAGTTACAGTTGAATATACTGGCAGCATCTTGAACATCGTGGATACTACCAAATACGTATTGGTAGATGGTGTACGCATGTTGATACATCGTTATTCTTTACGGGGAAAGCCGGAAATAAACAGGATTAGAATCTTGTTAAAGGAAGAAGGTTAATGGAAGTATTTGAACTGTGGAATACAGTCACTCGAATTAGACGTAAGAAAAATAGATATTTAGCGGCTATGCTTTCCGAATTGGAAATAGCTTTACCGCCGGAAAGATACAATAGAGAATACCAATTGATACGTAAAACCGTATTAGATTATATGAATGATTTTTACCGTGATGTGATTCGCTTAATGCTTGGAATCGACGTTGAGGGCCAGGATTATCTTTAGGACTGCCTACAATGGCTGAAGGGTTTGGAGAAACTGCTAAAGCTTTCGATGCACTACATAGAACCGCCCAAGGCTTCGAGCAGGCTGCCAACGTATTTCCGCAAGAAGCTATCGGTTTGGCTATAATCGAAGCCAGAGCTACTCTCAGAGATAATTTGATCGAGGCCATAGACAAGACACCTGAATTTCAAAACGAGCTTCTAAAAGCATCTTTGATTGTCTACTTCACCGATCCAGCCAGAATACAATTCTCGAATGGCGAAATCGTCGTGGCAACAGAACAACCCGAAGCAGCCAGAGAACAATGGTTGGCAGCCCAACAAATTGCCAACGAGATGCGTAGAGAAGCCACAGGTGCCAAACAAGCATCTGAAAGACAAGCTTATAATTATTGGCGCTTTGCGGTTTATAGGCAGGAAGATTACGAGGAAACTATTAAAGATCGTTTCGCAGTTTTGGGTGGCAAAGAGATTGCACCCTATTGGTATTTTTTGGAATACGGAACTGGTATATCAGCCTACCCCCAATCTAAAGGCCAATATTTCTTGGCCAAAACACAATCAGCAGTGGGCGGTACACAATTATTAAAATACTACGAAGAATTGCTCGCCAGAGATTTCGAGCGAGCTATGGTGCAAGAATTGGAAAATAGCATAACCACAATCAGTGTTCAATACATTAGATGGTCGAGATGGTATGCAGGTAAAGGTGGGAAATTATATAGCCACGTTTATGATAGCCGCACCGGTTATAAGGTTGCAGGCTACAAAGCACGAATTAAAGAAGCTCTATAATGCAAATTAATCGAAAAGTCGATCTCTCTATTTACTATCATCTGCGTGATTTATTGCCATCTCTGGTAAATGTTTACGATGGCTATCCTGTAGGTGCAGACGGCAGGCCGAGCGGTGACATTGCGCTTCCGGCTGTAGCGGTGGAACGCCAACCTATCGTACTGCGTCCTTTTGAATTGGCGGGTGCTAATCTGGCCCACTATTTCTACATCGTGGATGTTTACGGCAAAAATAAAGCACAGCGAGATGATATAGCTTACCAAATACAAACCGACCTCGACAGTAACAACGTCAAGGTCTATAACTACGATGTGGGTTTCCCCCCAGTCGTAGCCCCACACATTGGCACTCTGGTACTCACCGGTGAAGTTAGAAATACAGTAGTCTACGTATTTCCAGATTTATCCCCCAACGAGTATTGGAGAGCCATAGTAGATTTTACGGGATATTACACTGCGGTTTAGCCAAAGTGTAAAATCGAAATTGGGAGTATAGAACTAAATGGCTAAACGAGTGGCAATCAACTATATAGGAGATAACAAATGGCGAAAAGAGTAGCCATCTCCTCAACTTAGGGGGACTATACGATGACGTTTGTTAAGACGAAAATTATCAACGAACAATTCTTTGATGATCTTACAAACCAAAGTACACAATACGTCCTTGGATTTCTCTATGCCGATGGAAATTTGCATACCAACCCCAAAAAGAAATTCTCATTTGTGTCCAAAGATTGTGAAATTTTGGAAAAAATGCAAAAAGTTTTACAAACTGATTATAAAATTGGAACAAATGCAGATAAGAATTTCCAGTTGCAAATTTATTCTGATTATGCCTACGATAGATTGACCCAATTGGGTTTACACCCTAGAAAATCTTTAGATATATTATATCCAGATTGGGCAAACAGACATTTCATAAGAGGCTATTTTGATGGTGATGGGACAATTTATAAACAACATGATAGACCATCATACAGATGTGATTTTATATCAGGTAGTAGAGATTTCATCATTGGTCTAGAGAAACATTTGTCCATATTGGGGTTAGAATACCATTATAGACATGACGAAAAGCATGCAAATTGTTTTAAAGTGTACATTCATAGAAAGTCAGATGTTCTAAAACTCAAGAGTATTTTATATGACAGTGCAGAAATTTACCTTGGGCGTAAATGGAGCATCTTCCAGAAATGGGTATAGCAAACCTCGAATATCGGTGAACCCCCTGAAGAGGGCAATACCGAGGGACAGCCCAAAAATGGGAAGCCCGTAGAGACTACCAAGAGGCACCCTTTGGGGTGATGGTATAGTCCGATCTACACATATAACAAATGAAAGTGTAGAGGTGGTTACAACCACCCCCGCATTTGCGGAGTAACAACATGTCAAAGAAGTTAAACCGGTAATTGTCGGCCCATTAGGTTCCTATGACGCTGGTCGTATACAACGATTGGATGCACCTATGAACCTGCCAACCACGGATGTGGATGAGTTGGGAAACCGCCAACACGCCGGTACTACCACCGATTTGCCAGAAGTGACGATCACCTTCCAAGCTATGGATGTGTCGATTAAGTTATTCGCTGCCTTGACTGGCACGACAACCACACCTTATCCAACTGCTGGTGTTGATATCAACCAACTAGGAGATATTGACGTGGTGGCTGAAATTAAAGACGCCAACCTCGAAGATATCGCCAAAAGTATGCACCTGCGCAAATGTCGTATCAATGGTTTCACGTTTACGTACTCTGTAGATGGTGAAGCCACTGAAGAATATACGGCTGAGGGCAGTGACAAACGTTGGTTGAAATACGACGTTATCATTGATACTCCGGCTGTTTCCGGCACAGGACCGTACACACTCAGCCAAACACCTATTCAGCTCAAAAATCTGGATTACCTTCTATCTGTAATCATAGATGGGGTATACTTTGACGAAGTTACCTCCGGGCTGGGTGCTGGTGAGTACACTTACAATGGTGGCACCAATCAGGTCACGCTTGGTGAAGCTGCTACCAGCAATGTAGTGCTAGTATATCATGCTAATCCTGCCGGTACTAACTGGACCGACATCAGCGATAGCACCATTCCGGCTGCTGTACGTGGCAAGAACATTCCGGTTTACCTGAAAGCTAATAGTATTCCGCGAGTTCAATCGCTTACTATTCGCGGCACTCTACCTGTGACGCGGGTAGAGGAAATGGGTAATACTGAAATAGTTGGCTACGTTACTGGTGTGCCCATGGTCGAAGGTGACATTTCGGTTTTGGATACCGATACTGAATTGGTGGCTTTATTTGCTACCGGTAGTCTAGCTCCGGCTGATACGGAATTCCGAGGTTGTGAATTCACCGCTTCTGGAATTTCCCTATTGGTCGAAATACTTAACCCATCTCTGGCGTGTAATACACCAAGCGCCAGTGGTGTGGTTTTGAAAACTGTCTACATTCCACAGGTCACCATCACGTCAGATGGTCATAGTACCAACGTCGGCGGTAATGCTACACAGACGTTTGCATTCCGCAGCACCACCGGTGCATGTATCGTCTATTCTGGCAACAGAAACTAGATTTAACATAAAACTGGGGGCTGTGCTTAAAACATGGCCCCCTCTTTTTGTTAGGAGGATAAATTGGGTAAACGAAACGTAAAACGAGTAAATATTTCAGCGCTATTCCGCTGGAAGCAATCATTACCTATCTTCGATCATAGAAATCAAGAGGTAGCCAGAGTTTATCAACGAGTAATTAACGATAAGGAATACGAGGAAGCTCGACTGCGGGCTATCCGCAAAAGTCGAGAAACAAGGTTGGCTATGCGTAATCCAGAGGGTGTAGAATATTTTGCACTCGAAGAAAGTCTGGAAACAATTAGTAAAGAACAATTGTTAAATATTATTCTGCTGGAAGAATTCCCCAAGCTGTACGAGAAAGCTAATAACGAAGTCAAATTACAGATGCCTAAATCACCGGGTTCAGATGCCAGCTTGGAACAGCTTGAGGAATACGAACACCAAGTAGATGAATACGACGAGAAACGTTCTCAGGAAATTCTCAAAGTTGTCGAGCAATACCGCAAACAACACGTCGAAAAGTTAGAGAAATTAGGTGACGACGAAATCAAGAAGTTGGCTCGCAAAGCTATGGAAGATCGAATCTGCGGCAACGTAATTAACGAAGTTCTAATGCACTATTCAGCTTATCTTGGCACTTATGAAGATGAGGATTGCATCATCCATTATTTCAAAGACTACAACGAATTCGATGAATTAGCTACGCAGGTCAAAGAGCAATTGGTACGTGGTTACAATACTTTAAAATTAACACCTGAGAAACTAAAAAATTAGCAGCCAGTGATGCACTCCTTTCCCTCTGGCGTATCACTCGGCAATTAAATATACCGCTGCACAAAGAGTTACCAACTAGTTCTTACGATTATCCACATACGGTAGCTACGGTAATAAGATGGAGGGAAAACATAGATTCATTTATGGAGTTGCCCAAGGATAAGCGACCCCCCGAAGATATTTATTTCGATTCGGAAGCACTTGAGGAATGGTTTGATAGGATATTAAGTCGCAAGCAAACAAGTTTCGACTTGTTAATCGATGAAGTAGAAGGATAACCTTGGCCGTCTCAAACTTAGACAGAATTAGAAATTTAGTCCGAGATATCAATCTCGAAGCCGGAAAAACTGCTAGTTTATTCCGCGAACTTGAACGCATCGTGAGTTCAGTTAATGTCTCTGGTCGTTCTATAACCGGTGATCCAGCCCAATATCGCAGAGCTACTGACGAACTGCACCGTTACACAGCCGCCCTCAGGCAACTTGAGCAGCAACAACGAGCCGCAGGTCAACTACGTTGGCAACGTGGTCTCCCAGGTGCTCCAATTGCTGCCCAAAAAGAAGAACGCGCTTTACCAACAGACCCAGTACTTGCTGCCAAATTGGCAGAACAGCAAAAAATAGTAGAAGCTCAACAAACCAGATTTATTCAGAATTTTGGTTTAACTACCAACGCTGCTGCTAATGCCACAAAATATTTGGATAAGTACGGGCTTAGCTTGAGTAATCTTAAGCGAGTGATGATCGACCCCATCACAGGTACCCAAGAATTTGCCTTTGAGTCAAGTAAAATACCCGGCGTCATACAACGAGCTACTTTCGCTTTCGATAAATATGGTAATGCTATAGGTAGTTCTGCTACTCGTTTCCGTGGTTTCACGGACATGATCACTCGCAATATCGTCAAGGTATTAGAATGGGCCATAGCTGTGGGTGTTGTTTATGGAGCATTGAGCCAGCTAACTCAAGTATTCGATACCCTGCACGAAATTGACGACGTTATGTCTGACATCTCGTTTACTATGGGAAATGTCGGGCAAAATGCGGAACAATTAAATCGCTTCTTCGAGAGTTCTACAATCGTTGCCAGGGAAACCGGTACTGCGGTGCGCGATGTAATTTCGGTTTACGACGATGCTTTGCGAGCAACGTCTTCTTTGGGCAACGAAGAAATCAGGCTCAGAACTTCCACCCAGCTATTGAACGATGCCATGTTGTTCTCTAGGTTATCCGGCTTAAGCGCCAGAGAATCGATGGACTTATTGGTAGGTGCATTAAAGCAAGTAGGCATTGCCTCACAAGCCGCATCTGGAAGTCAAGAAAGCATAGCTCAAACGTTCGGGCGTGGCGAAGAAGTCATGGGTACTTGGTTAGTGGCCGTACAGGGTGGTGTAGTCAGTCTACAAGACTTGGGAGAAACTTTCTCTATCACCGGTGCAGAAGCACTATCCGCAGGATTGGATATAGCTCAGTTAACCGCAGTAGCCACAACTTTGGCTGAAAGCACAGGTAAGTCATCCGCCGAAGTTGGTAATTCAGTTCGTCGTATGTTAACTACCATCCAAAGTGAAACTGGTATCGAGGCTCTGCGCAAGGTTGGTATTGCAGTCGAAGACATCAATGGCCAAATGCGTGACTGGGATGAAATCATGGAGGACATCGCTGCTCGCCGAAGGGTAGGAGCTATAAGTGATGCTGCCTTCAGGCAATTAACCTATGCCCTTGGTGGTGGTCCTCGTGGTGGACCAGACATCGCGGCCATCATTCAATCTTGGGATCAAATAACTGCTAAAGCTGAAAAGTTCGGAAACGTAAATAATAGAAATGCAGCTATGGAAGCGGCTATGGCAGCCAAGTCACAAACATTGACCAATGCTCTAAATGAATTATCTACATCTTTCACCGAATTGGTTCAAACATTGGGTACTGATGGTGGCTTGCTTGATCTGGCTAAATCCATCGTGGATATTCTGGACGTTGTAGTGCAAAACATCACGAGCTTAACCGAGGTATTAGGACCGGCTACAACTAGGTTAATCGCTCTCGGCGTAGCTATGTCTATTTTATCAAAATACGGACCAGCACTTGGTAGTTGGGTTTCTGGAAAAATGGGACCACAACCAACAACAGGTGCACAAGCTGGTCAAGGTTTGTGGACCTCCGCTGGATTTATGTCTGGAAGACAATCTCAACCAACACAAGCGACTGGTGGGGTCGGTAGAACAATAGGCCAACTTGCTACTCCTCAAATGGCACTTGCAGCTACCTATGCTTTATCACAATTAGGTACACAGGGTACTATGGAAGAAAAAGGTATTCGGGTTGGTAGCACCATTGCCGGCGCTATTATCGGTGCCCTAACCCCGGCTGGACCTATTATCGGTGCAGCTATTGGTGATGCAGTAGGTAATGCTCTAATTGGATTTATGGAAAGAAATCGCATACGCACTGCCGACGTACTATCTTTGAATAAAGATGAATTGGCGGAAGCGGCCAAATTTGCAACTCAAGAATTAGAAAATAGATTATCACCAGCCGGTTTATTTGCTCGCGTATTTGAACCAGAAAAAGCTGGCCAACGGGCCGAAGAGTTCATGAAAACCTATAGGGAGGAACCACGAGCGGCTGAAAGACTTTTAAGAACCACTATGGCTCCCGCCGGCAGGGCTATAGAATTTGAAGAAAATGTCCAAGCTGCTATGGATGCTGCTAAAGCCATAACAGACTATGAAAAGCAACTCGTAGCACTGGGTGAAACCACAGCCAGACAACAAGAAGCCGTGCAGGCTTTGAACGATGAGCGTGCCATAGAAATTAAACAATTAAACGATCTGAGTGAAACTTTAGGCACCAATCGTAAAATAGAAGAGAGTGTATGGGAAGCTCAGCGCAAATGGGCCGCCGGTGACATAACTAAAAAAGTCTACACAGACTTACGGGATGCCGCCAAAGAAGTTCAAGATGTTGGCCCCGTCGCTTTTGAAGCTTTTCAAAACGCTACCCAGGTTGGCAATGAATTTATAGATGATTTTATGTTGCGCTTCATCGAGATGGCCCCTGAAACCAGAGATGATTTTATGGCTTTGGTTACCCAAGCTACAGAACTCGAAGACGTTCTCGCTAAAGCTATGGCCGGTGAAGATGTAGCTAACGTCGAGGAATATGGGCGCAGACTTAAGAGTGTCCAAAAAGAAATGCAAATTCTATATAACCAAGCCACAGCCTTGGAAAGCGCAGAGCCATTTAGATTTCTTGGCTTCACCGATTTCGAGGGTACTCAACGAGAATTTGAACAAATTTTAGCAGCAGCTAAGGCAGAACAAGAAAATTATCGTGAGCAGCTTGGCATCACGCCGGAAGAAATGACGGGATCAATTTCTGAATGGGTAGCCCATTTTGAAGGTATTTACCGCGCTATAGATGATGTACAACAGCCATTCGTCAATGAACAAATCCAGCGTTGGAAAGATGCCCAAAAAGAATTAAGTAATTTTAGTCTTCAACGATTAAAAGATTTGAAACCTGAACAAATACCAGAACTTACCAAACGAGTTAGAGGTTGGGAACAATACCTCAAGGGTGTACCCGGCTATCAAGAACAGGCCGAGGTTCAACCTTTCAACTTGGTCATTGGCGAGGAAAATGTATTTCACCGGTTGATAACTACTCAGGAAGCTCTACGTTTTGCTATCGAGGATTTGACTGAAGTTGAGAAGAAACAACTCGAAGGTATGTGGAATATTCCTGCTGGTGCTACGGTCATGGTACCGTTGCAATCGCTATATTATGCCCCCAAGGGCGGTGCTGGTGGGCCGGGCTTTCCTGGTGGTGCACCAACAGGTGGGGAAGAGGTAAATAGATATGGCTCACTCTTATCGCAAGGTTTCGAGCAACCAGCTAACAAGATGGATATGGCCGGAGACAAAATGTTGGAGGCCGCCAGTAGTATGCTACAGATCGGACCAACTATCTACGAGACTACCCGACGTGCTGAGACGGGTGGTGCCTCTATGGTAGATATCGGTCAAACCATATATGAAGCTACCCAAGCTGTCAAGGGTACCGGTAGCACTATGGCTGAAATCGGTGGAGTGGTAGCCAAAACAATTTCGCAAGCCAATATCAACGTGGACGTACCACCCATTAACGCCGATATCACCCTGACCATACCACCCATTACATTAGATGGTCAAGCAGTTACTAGAGCAATTAGTGTACGTCAAAGTAGAACTTTACGTAGTGCAGCCAGAGCTAGGGGCAGTGCAGGCGGAGGTGTGATTCAATGAGTTCCCTCAATTCACAAATCAATTGGATAAAATCAACCCACGACTTCTATAGATTTATGGCTACAGTATTAAAGATCGCTGATTATCAGCGGGGGACGGGGTCTATTGAGTTCGCTTAACTCACAAACTATCTATATATTTACCGACAGTTATTGGACGGCAGAACCGGTCTTGGGTGAATTACACGTTTTAGATGGTACTGAAACCGTTCTACACAATGCTGGCTATACCAGCCAATTTCGGGAGATAAACTTTTGGTTGCTCGATCCCACCGACCAATGGAGCAATCTGGAAGGTGTCTTCAAAAATGGGACCACGGTAGTTTTGGTTGATTGGGAAGGCAATAGCCACAATGTAAAAATTCGAGACCTAAAAATATCTAATCATTTAACTGATATAAAACGACCAACCAGCTCATATGTGGTAGCTAGGGTGCAGGCAAGGCTTCAAAAGGTATAATATGTCGAAAGTTAAGGTATTGCCAAACGGAACCAAAATCGGTGAATGGGTTGTATTGAGTCTTGGCAAGTCAAAAGATGATAACCAAACACACTTATGTCGTTGTAATTGCGGTATAGAGCGTGAAATTTTGACTTGCAATTTATTAGCCGGAAATACCAAATCTTGCAGAACTTGTCATTACAAATTGCGCACATTACCAAATTTTGGGGCGGCAAAAAGGCGTGTATTTAGAAGATACATAAAACAAGCAAAAGAACGTAATTATAAATTTGAACTACCATTTGAAGCATTTTGTTCTTTGCTGGAATTAGAATGCTTCTATTGCGGTAATCCACCAAGCCAAGTTATGGGGGAATATCCAGGATTTGTTTATAGCGGTGTAGACAGAGTAGATAATACTGGTGATTACACTTACGAAAATGCCATACCTTGCTGTTGGATGTGTAACAAAATGAAAAATAAATTGCACGGCCAAAATTTTGTAAAACAATGTTTGAAAATAGCAAATAAATGGCCGATAGAAAATGGATAATATTACCTACAGTATTACCGGCGGCATCGAAGCTATCAGCATTGATGTATTTGAATCGTATGAACAGCCAAGCTCTAGGTGTACTATTGTTACGCCAAATTATGGCAGTCTTGGTTTGGGTGATTTGATTACTGTCAATATTGGTTTCGATTCATCTAATGGCACTGTCTTTCAAGGTTACATCCAAGACATTGCTGCCGACAGATTGCCCGGCCAATACACTATCGAAGCTCAAGATGTCTTGATCAAAGCAGTCGAGCACTTAATCGTCTCTACTGACTTGGATAATCCTTGGAGCCGCACCAATATCTCTGCCGAAGATTTAATCGAAGATTTGCTTAACGAGGCTGGTATTATTTCTTTCAGTGGTGCATCGCCCGGTTTTACTTTCGCTACTGGTGAGATGCCTGTAGAGTTTCAATTAATTTTTGCCTGGGATGCTATCAAGATGGTGTCTGACGTGGTAGCTTGGCACGTCTACGCCGATACTTCTGGAACCGTTCATTTCGCCGATATCGACCCAACGCCTAGCGGTGCACCAGTTGCCAGCTACGTAACCGGAAGCAGCGGTACTATTTTAACTGCACATCGTTCGAGGAATACCGATAACTTGCGTAATAAAGTAGTGGTCTTTGGCATACCACCTGTCGCCGCGGTATCTTCGGCTTCCAGTCCATATTTACCTGCTGGATTTTACAAGACGGCAGTGATCTCATCCCACTTGATTGATACTCAATCTATGGCCAATACCACTGCTAGCTACAATTTGAGCAAGTGGAATAAATTAACCGAGACTTGCAGCCTAGAAACTATCGGACAATACCAACGCCATGCTCGCCAAACTGTAACGGTTACAGAAAGTTTCAGTGGGGCTAGTGGTGACTTTTTCATACATGACATTACCCACTCGCTAACCAACACGTACATCATGCGTCTTAATCTCACGAAATGATAAATCTACAACCTCAAGTGGTCCTTGGCGGAACTAATTACAGTGCCTACGTAACTTCAATTTCTAGACGGCATAGTTTGTGTGATACTATGTCTACAGCTACGGTCGAATTTGCTTCCAATATGCCAAATGACCCGACTGTATACGACACGGCAGTTATTCATGAGCAAGGTACCAAAGTATTCACCGGCTACGTAACTAACGTAGATATAGGTAGAATGCCTATCAGTTATATTGTGGAAATTTCTGACCCATCTATCAAGCTGGTGGATTATTGGTTGGATCAAATTTACGAAAGCACAGGAGAAACGGCTGAATATTGGATTGGCTTCTTCTGTGATCTGGCTGGTGTTTCGTATACTTTCGATACTACCTACAATCGTATCGTACCAAGTAATGCCAATGACGATGGTATTTCTTGGGAATACTCTTCAGCTATGGATGTCATCCGCGAATTGTTGGTTATCGGCGGCTTCTATATGTACTCGGATGCTGAGGGTCTCATTCATTTTGGGGATCAATTCAGCGGCACAGCACCCGAAAATATAGCTTCTGGTTCAAATATGTTGAATTTTCACAGAGACACAACCATTGAACCAACCCGTAATAAAGCTATTGTTTTCGGCAAGTACCCGATTTCTGCCGTAGCTACCATTACAATTAGTGAATTAGATGATAGAATTAAAACTGCGGTAGTAGCCACTCGTTATGTAGAAACTTTATCTTATGCTCAAGATTTAGCCGACAAAATGATTACATACTTTGCCGTTTTGGGGGATACCAAACAAGTTCAGGTATTGCCTAACCCTGAATATCACATCGGCCAAGAAGTTAGTATTTCTGAATCTTGGAGTAGCTACAGTAAAAGCAATAGTTTGATAACTACAGTCGAATCTAGGATGGATAACTCTGGTTACGTGATGACTTTGACTCTAGATGAATTTTGTCCATTTATTTGGGGTTACTCTATCACCGTTGCCATTACTTTATACGCCGGCACAGATGGACAAGGTGTTTGGAAATCTACCAATCTTGGTTTAACTTGGACAAACGTTACCGGCAATATTCCCTCCGGTGATTCTCGTTACGTCAGAGGTATCTCTGCCAATGCTGATGTGGTGTGGGCCGCCACTAGGAGTGGGGTATATTACACCAGTGTGGGTGGTAATACTTGGTCAAATAAGACGCCTACTTTGCCGGCGGGTGTGGTAGTCACCGATTGGACAGATGTAGAAATGGACCCAATATCTTCGGGTGTAGTTTATATATTAATGGACGACGTGACCGATGGCCAAGTTTTTTTGCACAAAACCACCAATAATGGCTTGACTTGGACTAACGTGGAGATCGTGTAATGTGGACTGATTGGGAATCATTCACTAGCAACTTGGTAGGTTGGGTACATTATAATGGCGAGGTATATGCTCTGACCCAAAATGGTGAGTTATATACTATAAATGAAACCACAAGTTATAATAAAGCTCTAATAGGTACAGTACCAGACAGTGCCGGCAATTATAAAGGCATGGCTCTTTGGCAAGATGCTATTTATATTTCACATTCACTAGATAGAATTTGGAAATATACCCCCAGTGCTGGCTTCACCAAGGTGTTCGACTGGACAAATAGTATAGGATCAGCCGCAATACCCGGTGACGTTACTGGTATTTCATTTGGTGGTTTTGGTTCGGCTGGCTTTTCTCCAAGTGGCCTAGTAGCCAACTCTAGAGGACTCATTCAAGTTGGCTTTGCTACAGTTCCCAACCAATATGAATATATAATTGGAAGTTACGATGGCATAAATTGGTTTGAAGCATATCGTGGCTCTGTTGCACTGAAGACATTCAGTAAGGCAGTTGCTACTAGCACTCGTATGTATGCAGCAGGTGAGGGCGGTGCTGCTGGCACACCTGTAGTTAGCTATCCTCATTCCATAAACACTTGGTTAACAATTAGCTCCGATATAACCAACGTAGAACTAGGTATGGGAGATTATTTTCTTGGTACCAAAACCGGCGATCTGGATCAATGGTTTGCCACTACTAATTTTTCTAGTGCATCTATTGAATTTTTGACGGATACATTGCTGGGCCAAAATTTATATATTCTACCTTGGCACGGTTATTGGTGGGCAGTTGGCAAGATAGGTGGCAGCAGCCAAATCGTGCGTTACTTGGGTACCAGTGGTTGGGTAACAGATAGAACAGCAGGTACCACTGTAAATGTCTCTTGGTTATTAGTGGGCTACAACAGTGCTTTATTCAATTACATACGCAGCTCGACACCAACCAGAGTAGTTTGGAAACGTACGCCTTTGGGCGGTGGAATGGGCACCGGTGATATTCGTAGCTCACAGAAATTATCCATCGACAGAAATAGAAATTATGTCTATTGCTCAACTTTGGGTAAGTATGCCAAGACAGCCGAGTATTGGCGGGTCGATTCCGGTTTAACTGAAGTTAGAGAAATCCTAACCTCTACAGTATCCGGTGTACATCCGGGCGTACATTCTGCACAAAATGAAGGTGTGCATTGTTTTGGTAATATAGATGGTGATTTGGTACGGCGTAGTTACGATCAAGGCTTGACATTCACCGGCTGGTCAGCACCTAGTGGTGTAAATGTTATAGAAGCTTCAACATTATTTAGTTTACGAAATGCTGATCTTCCAAACCCGGATAATATCATTGTAACTATAACTACTTCTGGTTTGGCTGCTGACAAGGCTTATTCTTATTCAACAGTTAGTGGTTGGCATTTGCTTTCTACCACAAATATGATTGCAGAAAGCCAAACTAGGAAAGAAGAACATACTTTTATCGGGGCTTTAAATCCGGCAACAAATATCGTGGATTATTCTTCGGATGGCGGCTTGGTTTGGGAAAACAGGGATACTAATCTTCCTACTATTACGGCAACGGACCTAGAATTCGCATGATAGACTATCTCGATTTTGAACAACGCATACTAAATTTAATACGCCAGAATAATCTAACACTTACGTTAGGTAGCTTACAAAACCAACGTATTGTATTGGGTGGAGTTAGAGGTTCTGGTGGTGGGGTGGGTGGACCGATCCAACCCTTTGTCGGCAAATTGACACAAACGGATATTACTTTCGACGTAACCGAATCTGGTAATGCCATCATTCCGGCTGGACAAGCCGCTTCTCTGCTGCATAATTTAAATCGGATTCGGGTTGGTCAAACTATCAAACCCAGTTACGTGCCTGCAAACTATACGGTCACGGCTTCCGGCAATTTAAACCAACACCTAGAAGGTATCGACACTGCCTTGTTAACCGCAGGTGGCGGTGGCAGTGGACACGTCATCCAAGATGAGGGGGTTAGTTTGCCCCAAAGAACCAAACTAAACTTCACCGGTGCCGGCGTTACTGTAACTGACGATTCTGGTAATAACCAGACCGATGTTACTATCCCTGCCGGGAATTGGCCATATACCGATATTCTCACGGTAGATACTTCCGGTAGTGGAGCTTACACCAGCATTGGTGCAGCTATCACCGGAGCTTCAGATGGTCAGTCGATTTTAATTAACTCTGAGACATACAACGAGGCCCTGACTTTCAACAAGTCGTTGCAAATCAGAGGCACAGGTCAACGACGGGCTATCATAAATAATAGCACGGCAGGCAATTTTGGTACGATATTTTTGTCGGGTGCTTCCAAAGAACACCAATTAACTCACATATTAACTAAACTTACTGCCAGCACAGCGTCCAGCAATGCTGCGGCATTATCAATTGGCACCACTGATAGTTTTACTAGCTACATAGAGGATTGTGAATTCAACGCTGTGGGGGCGGGTGGTGGCACTCCACCTGGCCCCATGCACGCTTTTAGAGCCAACTCGGCCAGCGGCACCAAAACTATAAACTTTAAAGGTTGTACCTTCATACCTGACGATGAGAGTGGATCATTGGCTATTTCCATCGTTGGTACGGATACCATTACAGTCGTGGTAGAAGGTGGACTAGTCAGTGGTGGGATCACACTCAATAACGCTAATGCTACTCTCGAATTGCGGGGCGGTGTTAAAGTCACCGGAACTGTGACTATCACGGCGGGTACAGCCAGAGGACAATACCAGGATGGTAGCGGTGAAACCAAGACCTTGACAGGTTGGAATGCCTGGACGCCAACTGTTACACAGGGCGTCTCAGTGACATTAACAGCTAACGTATGCAAATATAAAGTCGTCAATAAGATTTGCCATTTGGACGCTGTGTTAACTATCACCAGCGCCGGTACTGGTGGGAGCGACATCATCATCGGTGGACAACCAGCAGCCATACGGGGCGTAAATGCCATCATGCCACTTGGCTTTGCCCGGGTTAATGACACCGGTACGGCCAACTATGTGGGTATCTTGTTTGCCGAGGGAACCACCGATTGGCGAGTTATCATCAATCAAGCTGGTTACGTGGGATCAAACCCCAGCTTTGCTCTGGCTAACGGGGATTTAATTTATTTCAATGGAACTTACGAAGTAACTTAACCACTAAATTGTATCAATTTGGTTGACCAATTTAATTAACCTTGGGCGGAGGTATATGAAGAAAGGAAAAACAGTGTTAGACCAATTCTTAGAAAAATTTTTGGACAAAGGTATCTTGGGTTTGATCACGGCTATCAACATCCTGGTCATCATGCACCTCTACAAACGAGTAGAAGCTTTGCGTGACCAAATCCAAGCTATCTTGCAAAAACACATAGAAGAAGTCAAAGAACTCCAAGAAGAGAAATTAGAGATGCAAGAAGCCCACCTGCAAACCTTGCTGAAGGTTAAAGATGAAGTCACGGCTGTGGTACAAGAAGTAACCGCGACCATAAGAACTTTATTGGCGGCCATGACCAAGGGGTAAAGATGGATGAGTATGATGAAGTTAAAGATAAACTTCTAGACGAACTCAGGGATAGTCGTGAACTTCTGTTGGCCTACACCAGACAACTTCTAGCCCAAGCCGAAGAAGGAGCTGGTTCTAAGAGGTTCAAAGTTATGCTTCAGAAGTACGTAGAGAAACTGAAACACTAAATTGGTCACGTTAAATTGAATACAACTTAATTAAACTTTCGGGGGAAGCGATGTTTTACCTGGTATTAGGAGTAGTACCAATATTTTAATCTGGTTGTTAACCGGTATTTACATAAAATATTATGTCGAGTAATAATTACAAACACCATGTCTAATGCCTGCAATATATATTATGTAAAGTTATTAACCAAAAACTCTTTAACCATAATCAACGTCCACACCCCGTAGAACCGGTGTTCTACTCGTGAATTTTTTCACGAAGGGGGGGGGCTTGTGATAATATTCACACTATTGTGACACCGGGTACTATCTTGTGCACCTTTTCACAAATAGAATAAAATAAAAAAGAGCCAAGCAATTAAGGCTTGGCTCTGTCTCAATGTACTATTCTATTGTAGTATTGGGATTAATCACACTTATCAATCCCAGTCTCACATGCTACCCAGCCCATCACTCCCCCTCCGTTGGGAACAATGATAGGAGTAGGAACAACAACACTGACTGGGGGCCCGTCATCTATACAGGCTAACTGCGCAAGGAACATAACGACAGGAACTAACACGAGAATGAAGTTTCTCTTAGTCTTGGGTGACATAGCTTATTCCTACCTCTTTATCCTAGTTTCGTTGGATTTAAGTTGTTTACTTCTCTATCCCCATCTGTGGAGTGGGGATAATGTCAGGGGTGCAATTCGGCGGCACTGGCGTTCCGTCTAACGTCGTACAAGACCAAGAATTTTGGTCTTTACAAGCAAACAACACGAAAGACAGAAACATCAAAATGATCAAAACAATCTTGTTCATCGGACTATTCTCTCTTATTGAAGTTAGGGGACTGTCATAGTCCCCATTTTGATTTTATTCAAACAACTTGTTGATATCGATATCTGCTGATCTAGCAGATACATTATCGTGGGAAGAGTAGTTTGCTACCTTAGCTAACTCCTCTGATGCAGTGATTAAGGCACCAAGCAGTTTAGCGGAAGGGACAAATTCGGATTCTACTTCGCCTTGCTTGTCGCGCAGCACAATGCTGTACTCGTTGGCTTGAGCCCAGGCTTCCCATTTGTTCCCGTCGAATTCCCCCGCGTCGTTGTGGAAAGCAAAAATAAGGAATTGACTTGTGAGCCAATCACGCCAGCTGAGTTTAGTCGCAAACATCGCGACTAGATAAGCTGTCATCTTGCGAGTGAACGATGTCTCAGTTTTCAATTGACTGATAGTCTCAAACACTTTCGGCCAGGTGAGGGATAATCCCCTGCTCTTTGCGGATTTGTCCAGAGACGATTTTTCACTCTGCCAATTGTAGCCTTTGAAATTGACGGAGCCCAGATTGAACTCCGTTCCTTGGTTTTGCACAAGCTGGCCTATGTAATTTTTCTGTGAAGCGCGGTTGTGCAATTGCGCAATTCTCGCAAACGCCCCAAGGGACATAATCGATTTTACAACTTGTTCTACTTTTGTAGCCATTTTGTTCACTTATCCTCTCTCGACTAAAGTTTTGTTAAGACACAAAGTTAGCTCATTGGAGTGCATCTAGTATCTTTTCCATTGTTTATTCTCCTACGAGTAATTTGGGGATACGATTATCCTGAGTGTAAAGCAGGGCCCTAATCGTATCTGCGCGTGTTAGACGCCAATCTTTGGGGAGTTCAATTTCCCCGTTGAGAAGTCTCACGATTAACTCCCCTTTACTTATCATTGTCTACTCCTGAGATACAAAACCTCTGAATGATTAATTTCCCGTCTGTTTATTCCCACGCGATTCAATCTAACTTTCCTGTCTTCCTTCAGTCTAGGCGGAGTGTCTTTCGTTTTCTCCCCTAGCGTTCTTGGAAGTCCTGGGAGCCTAGTGTTCGCGTTTCCGTTTTTTGTCATATTCGATTGTCCACAGTATATCCTACTATGGACTGCTTGTCAACTAAGAATTACTGAGATTACAGATGTGAATTAATTCACATCTGAATAATTAACATAAAGTATGTGACACCTTTCACAAATAGAAGTCATTGGATATTCGATAAACTATCAACTTTACATGTCAGTTATATAATTAAATCTACATTTTACAAGTTACTTCATTATATATGTGCTTCAAGCAGGGGAGTATCCAAAAAGCTTTTGCTGGACAAGGAAACGGCGCCCAGCCCTTGTGTGAAAGATTTCACGAAGTCCCAGGATAAGAGCCCGGTATGCTACCGAAGTATAAGTGAAATTACTCACAAACTTTACTTCACCCACTCTCTAGGTAACAGGCCAACTTACTTGGAAAGATTTTATTAGCGGTAAAATAATACCAAGCCAATCTTTGCAGCAAAGTTAGGTGTGGTACCGTCTTGTCCCTATACGTAACGGGCTTAACTCTTTGGGCGGAAAATATTTGGAGTGAAATAATTTGAATAGGTAGCATACCTGACTTCCAAGCTAGGGGTAGGTATGCTACCAAGCAAGTTTGCTGTACTTGACTTTTTGTGGGAAATATCTTGACGGTGTGGTACCGTTCTACATATAGTAAAGATACCAAACAAGGGTGACTTCTACTTTTGCGGCAAAATCTTGTTTGGTATGCTACCTAGAAATAAACTTACAAGATACCGCTATGCACATGGTACTTTATTTGTCAAGTACCAGTTTCACCTAAGGTATGCTACCAGTATATAGTAGACTAGTGTAGTTTAGATGAAGTCTTACAGAGTGTAAGACTTACCGGCCGGCCGGTAATCTACCGCCGAACCAATCCTCATTTTAAATAGCCATCCTCATTTTAAATAGTAATCCTCATTTTAAATAGCCGGTAGTCTAATCCAAGACCGTGTGTTGATTTTAAACAGTCATTTTGTTACCAAGATAGTAGTACTCTATTATAGATATTATATTAACCAAGATATCTTTCCCGCGAAAAGTTGGTAGGTAGCTTAGTCTACAGTTGTAGTCTCATCTATTGCTAGGTTGGGTACCCACAAGGTTTCCGAGGTAACAGGCTTGGGTATTTGCGCGGAAATATTTCTGATGGAGAAAAACTTTGAAGTACCGACTTGGTTTTGGTCAAAAAGAAAGCCCGCAATTTCTTGCGGGCTGTACTCAACTACCTTGTGTATGGTTACTACCAGAGATCATCACCGTTATCTAGAACGAGGTAAGGCATTTCCTGCTTGGTGGCTTTAGGCCGCGGCGCTAAGAAGTAGATACCAACGGTGGTTGTCAGCGATCCCGCCCAAAAAGCCAAGGCAATTAAGACAAACACCGTATTCAAGTACAAGCTATTTGGCGGAGGTCCATAACCCAAGGTAGGTAATTCTGTAACACCCGCCATAGGCAACGGCTCCAAGCCCTGTTCTACCACGACTTCGTCGATCACCGGAACAAAGGTGTCATTATTGTTGTGTCCGGTATCTTCGTCACCACCACAAGTGTAACTATCGGCATCGGTTGGCCAGCAGTCTCGATCTGGGATACCACCTCTGGGTGTCTGTGGTGGTTGTGGTAGCTCAGTAGGTGTGTAAGGTGGCGGAAGCTCAGGCTGCTCAGTTACCTCAGGTGTGGGTGTCTCCTCCGGCAAAGGTGTAACTTCAGGCGTAGCCTCCTCAGTTGGCTGCTCCGTCACCTCAGGCACACTTGTCTCTTCTGGTGTAGGTTCCTGAGTAGCTTCTTGGGTAGGCTCGTCAGCAAGTGGTTCCTCGGTAGCTTCGGGTCCACCTTCATCTCCGTCATTTCCACACCGACCCTCGTTGTCGTCGCAATGATCGGGGTCATTGCCTGAACCATTGTTGTGATCACCATCGGTGTCATCCGGCTTACCCTCACCCCGGTCGGGGCCTCGGCCATCATCGTCGGGATCGTGTTGGCCGGAGTTACCGTGTTCCCCATCATTGTCTGGTTTTTCGGCGTAGGCCACCGATGCCAAACTGAATAAGAGAGCCAAGATCACCAGTACCACAAATATTCGGTTGTGCTTGCTAGACATTTGAGTACCTCCTTAAAGGTTGTCCTATTATTTTTCCCTTGGTGCATACACAATGTTTTCAAACACCAAGGTGAACGCACTAGCTATCAATGGTAGGGTTATAAGGAAGAACAAGGTATCTGATGCAAATAGATACAAGAGTGTAAAGGCTGCCCCCCACCACACCGGAGCACACTTACAGCACGTGATCATTTCAGCCAATGACCCATTCTCGGTGCTCCACTCCGACCAATCCCCGTTGTACCTGACACCCACCCAACACCTAAACTTACGCAGCAGGCATTTAGGTCCGGTGTCCACCGCCACGAGTCGGTAAAACCTCCAAGTGGCTACGAGTACCATTGCTACCTTGAGGTATTGCATTAGCGGTACCACCATTCTAGCCACGTGTCAGCCGCGTAAGCTAGGAATATGACGGCCTCCAATACTACCAAATATGAAAGAACAGTCACCAAGTCCACTTTATTCACCTCCCAACAGGTAGCCATCGAGCAAGGCTGCGGCGATTGGCACAACTACAATGGCTACCAAGATTACTACAATAACGATTACGGGCATTTCGTGTACCTCCTTTCTATAAAAAGAAAATGCCCACCTAAGGTTGGCAAGACCCTAGGTGGGCTCAAGAAAGGAGGTGAACAATGAGATAAAAGCTGGATAATGGCGGTGGGGGAAACCTTCCCATTTCCCCCGGTTTTTTCGCTTGAAATAGCTATTTTACCTATGTTTTTAGTCTAATCAGACATCTGGTGGACCGCATCGGTTCCGAGACGTTCCAGAAGTGCCGGTGCCGCGTGCAGACCTTCAACCGCTCGCAAGGCTTGTGTCCAATACCTGAACGACTGGTAAGGCGTCCGTTTGGGGCACTCTGCCACCAAGCCGTTGTAGACCAATGAGCCGTGGATTGGTAAGCATTCTTTCAGCAACAACCTGACTCTGCTGGCGGCAATGCCTACACCACTGATAAACCTAGAATTGTACTCGTCAATCTCCTTCATCTTTATCTACCTCCAATTTTCTCCTACAGCGAATAGCTACTACATTACCACCACAACCATAGGGGTGAAACCCAAACTGACTTACCGGGTTTGCTTCTTGACACTTGTCACATACGGTTGATACTATTTGCTGGCAGGTGTCTGGCCTGTTGGCAGCAAACCTAATTTGCGGGTGTGTTGGGCATGACCACATCTTTATTCACCTCCATTGGGTTGAAAGGTTGACCAGTTACCGCCATCATTAGTGGCCAATAACTCATCCCACTGGTCTTGGCCCACCACTATTGGTATGCCTTGTACCTCTACTGTTGGTACATATGCCCTGAATACTGATTTATACTGCTTGACTGGTAGTGGCTGGGCAAACTTTCTGCTCCTAAATTTGCGGCGTCGGACCACCTGTCTGTTGGTGACCATGGCTTGCAACTTCTCATCAAAGCTGCCTTGGTTCAGCAGGTATTTGCAGGCTTCACAAAGATTACTAGGTGATCTAAACCTCTTGCGACCACCACAAACTGCACACTCGACTACCAATTTTCGGTGGCCAAAATCTGACCTGCTCATTCTCTTACGAGCCTTAAGTACCTTGGCATTGGTTGTATTTATAGTCATTCAGTTTCACCTCCTTTAAGGTTGATTATGTCCTACCTTGAGCCTTACACTTAGGTGCTAATTAAACAACCCAAAAAACTAAGTGTAAGGCTCAGAGCAGGACACAACCATTTCTGGCTATGTCCTACCGCTATCAAAGTGATTTGTGTAGTGGCGGGGACAACCAGTCCCAAGCACCAGCAGGTTACTACAGAGAAAACTCGACTTCAACGCGCTCAGGTTCGCCAGAGATAATCTCCTCGGCCACCTTTGTCTCGGCTGGCCACCGTTCGGCGGTGGTCTTAAGCAGGCTGGCGTGGAGCACCGCGTATTCGTAAAGAGACTTGAACGGTGCATAAATCCACTTTTCCTGCTTGGCGTACCGGGCTTCCACCACCGCGCCGCGGTCAACCAGCTTTTTGATGTCCTCTTTGAAGGACTCGGTGTTCATGGCCACACTCAAAGCGTAACCAGAACCCTTCATCGTCCACCCAGCCACCGCGTGGGCTACCAGCAAGCGCAACCACTCATTGTAGTGAGGCGGTAGAAGCAACTTGCCGTCCTGCTTTACCTCTTTGCTATCCTTCCAGAATTCGATTCTGGTAGCCTCTGCCCCCTTCTCGGTCGGTGGCAGAACCAAGGTAAGCTCGCGGATTTCCTTGCCCATCAGGTCGTCGTCGGTGGGACCCTGAAATATGCCTACAAACCCAGGCACGATGGGTTTGTAGGCATATTTCAGGGGTCTCACCGAGACCTTGGTGGCTTGTCCGTCACCACTATTCTGTTGTTTGTCGGCCATTTGATTTACCCTCCTGTTGGTAAAATCAATAAATTAGGCCGGTGCTTACCGGCCTGTCTACTGCTACAGTCTTAGATTAGCATCGGGTAAGCTCAGTGTCAAGCAGTAGTTTCACCCAGACCTTGGATTATTCCCAGTTGTTGGGTGACTATAAGACTCAATCTCTCTATCTCTTTAGCTTGCCGGTCGATCACCGTTTGCTGGTTCTCTATCGTCTGCTGGTCTCTCTGAGCCCGGCTGGAACCTTCTGCTATTTCGGTCGGGTCATGAGCATATCTGGTCGTACCTTTGCGTAGGATGTCCAGTGCCCTCCTAGTGGACAATTCCGAGAAGTGGCAATTCAGAACCAATTCAACGGCGTCCAACAAAGCCCGGTCATCCAAGATGTCCTCGATTACCAACCTATCCCCTTTGGACAATTCCTGCAAATATTTTTCCTCAGCCACACGGTAAGGACCGGCAACTATAACTTTCCGTTGCTCTTCCTCGGTGACTTCTTTCTCCCCGCCCTGAATGTCTTTTAGCAGGAAATAGAACCCACCCGGTGCTATTGGCCAAGGCAGGATTTGTATTAATCCCCATTCAGGTGCTCCATCTTTATTGTGGATTTTTGCCCGCCGCCACTCGGTTGTTGGTCGGAAGAAGGAAGCATAACCGGCTTTGCCGTTGCTGGATACGATACATTGGTAGTGCTTAGGTGCCACCAGCTTGTCACCTGAAGTGTTAGTGGTAAATAGAACTAGGTTGTGTTCCTCAGTCTTTAACCCTTCCACCAACTTTTCGGCGGCACCTATGCCCGCCACATAATGGACAGTTTTGTCGGTTCTATCCATTATCTTGTAGAGAAGCTTACTGGTTAGGTAAGTATCCTCACCAAACTTTCTGACACCGGGCTGGCGCTTCTTCTTGCCGGCCTTGCGGCTAACCGCAGCCGCTTTGCTTCTCTTTTTTTCCTCAGCTTCTATTGAGTAACCAAGTTTTACCGCCATATTGATGAGATCATCAAATTTCGACATTATTCACCTCATCTTGGTTGTCATCGTTATTGATACGAACCCAACCGACCGGGGCTGACAGAAAATACAACCCTGGTTTGCGAGGGACGACTCGGTGACTCAACGTTTCTTGGTACTCTCGGTCTCTACAGGTGGGGCAGATCAAGTCGGCACTATTCTGCCCAATCGTGTGAAAGTTACCGCAGCGAGGGCATCTAATCGTTCTCATTTGCTCACCTCCAATGAGCTAGTTCCACCCAGCTAGGGGTGGGTTGCCAATACTCCAATCACTAGGTCTACTATAGCACACGGTGAGTGCATTGTCAAGAACCAGTTTCACCGAGTTTGGGTAGGCTACCTAGAGCTGGTCAGCAGTCCAAGATATGCTACCGCTCAAGGTAAAAATAACGTACCTAATACGTAAATCACGGTCGTTCACCGGCCTTCATTATATATGCTTCACGCCCTGCCTTGGTATGTCACCCAGTTAATTTAATTTAGTGCACCGAATACGCAATTTGCGGTTAATTACCGTGTTTCATTATATATGTGCTTTCTCCCTGCCTAGGTATGCTACCAGCTAGTTAAGCTATAGATTGCTATAGGTAAATCTACTGCTTGACAGCCAAAGTACCTCGTGCTACAATTCCTACAGTTAGACACTGGAATTAACCAGTTTGCACCAAATTATCGTAGAACCTGAGAGATATGAATTATGTGGGGTCAGTACCACCCAAGATTGCTACCACCAATCTCGGAACCATCAATTGTGGTTTCTAATGAAATCCTAGCCGACCTAGGTTCTTGACCGGACCGTGGTTGCGCTAGGATTTTGTGTTTCTCACCGGCCTCGGTTTCGAGGTAACAGGGCCAATTATTTAGGCAAAAATTTTTCAAGGAGAATAAAAACGGAAATGGCAAAATTTAAGCACCACTACGACGTTCTGGCGGAAAGCAAAGTCTTACTCCAACCTTTGAAGCCGCACTGAAGAAAATAACGGATGTTGGCTATGACGCACCAATTCGGGTGGGAGACAAGCTGTTGGTAGCCAATGCTGACAACCCTTGGGGTCTCACAGCAGTCGATATAACTACGAATACCTACCAACACATCGAATTCAGAATGTGCAACAATTGTGATGATATTCAACCGCTAAATGAGAATGGCATCTGTGAGGATTGTGTTAACTATAAGGAGGCAGAATAAAAATGGCACAAATAAAGCTATACGCAATAGTCAAATATAAAGGTAAAACTCCGCTATTCTACGATTTTCGGTTGGATGAGTTTGAAACTGGGTTTGGTAGGCACAGTGTTACATTCACCAAAGTATATGCGTATGCTATTGCCCAACAGGAAAAAGCAACGGTCACCTCAGCGGTGGCTATATTTCCTACCCAAGCTTGGAAATAAGTAAAAGATGTAAAATGTCACAAGAAATTACACATGAACTATTGGACCAATTCTTAGGTAAAGAAGTCTACGCAGATTTCAACACCTTCGATGTTTTTCACGCCAAATTAACCAAGCCCTCCAAGTACCTGCTGTCTTTTAGGAATGGCTATTTTCCACCCTTAGAATTTGAATTAAAAGATGTGGCTTGGGGGGTAGTTGAGAATAGCACACTGGTAATATCTATTAGGGGATAAAGAGGTATAAAAATGAATCTCTACGTTTTCATGAGCAGAAGTACTGATGTAGATAGGGACGACCCACATAATTATTACCACGATCCGATTGTCTTGGCGGACTCGGTGCAAGAGGCTGCCGAGATATTCTTGAGCCACGGCATAGGGTATGATCGTGGTAGTAGGTATGACAAGACGGGTGACCCACCGTCGGTCAAGGAAATCACAGAAGTAAGACCTCACTACTATGGGGTCGTGGCTTGGGATGGTTTTGTCTACAGGGGCCAAGCACAGCAAGCACAGGTTGCTAGATACATGGTGATCGAGCACAGCTTGGACACAAACTACTTCCCAAGTTACCCAGATTAGGAGGGTAAAATGTTAACAAAGTTGCTAAATGAGGTGGATCAACCCAAGTTTTTGTATACGCCAAACTTGGGCAACTGAGAAAGTTTTTGGAGGGGTAACATGTACAACATCAGAAACTTGAGAACCTATCCAGAAGAGACCAAGGATGTTCTCTCATTCGCAGCCGATATTTTCGAGGATGGTCAGAAGGTCACCCACGTCTACAACGAGGGTAAAGAGTTCCAGTTGGTGTACTCGTCTACCAACTGGGAACTGTTCAACAAGCTAATCGAATACGCTTTGCAAAACTCCAAGGTGGTACGGGATACACCTGACATCTTGCGGCGGGATTACTTCGTGATGGGTTTGGTGCGGGAAACTATCATCAACCCTGAGTACCAATTCGACCGACCGCTGTTGCCTGCACCCAAAGAACGTGTAACTATTATTCGACCACCTACCGAGGTGGAAGTTATGTTTGTACTATAGGAGGTTAAAATGTTGAAACATGTCTGTAAAGGTGCTGCTGCCGGGCTAGCACTAGGCTTGTTTGTTTCAATAACTGTCGCCCCGCTATTTTTAGCCGCATCCACTGGTTACCCTCTACTAGCTTGGTTGGCGGCACTCTGGTTTATGGCATGCCTTGGGGTTCTTATTAGAATTTGTGGGTTCATGACCTTATGAAAGCCTTACTAAAAATGGAGGTAGAATGATACTAATTGCAGCTATACAAGCCGACGACCGCCAAGGGTTGCGACAAGCCCTAGAGGATATAGACCAAATGCTCAAGATTCAATTTTTCTTCGGAGTAACCACTTGGTCTACTGACTGTATGGTAGTAACCGATGTGCAGATCGCCTCGAACATAGGCTTGGCCGATAGCATCTTAGAGTTTCTAAAAGAAGAAAATATTGTGGTTAAAAAGGAGAAATCTAATGTTTAAATGGCACCATGAGGTTATTCATTCCCAAAAAATTAGGCCGGTGGAGAGCACCGACCAAGCTATCCGCGCAAATATAAAGTCAGATAGATTACCTGCGTGCATTACACCGGAAGGATTGGTAATATTCCAAGACCCTGAATACTATGATAATCTTCTGGTGGTGGGTAAGGATACGGTGGAGAGTTGGGAAATACAGCTATGTGAGGAATGTGGTGAACTCGAACCACTAAACGACAACAACCTCTGTGAAACCTGCGAGGCTGGTTTCGAGGAAGAATAAACCACCAGAGGTTATGTCAAGTAAGAAATTACAAATTTTGATTAGCCCCTCAGGAGGGTTATCATGGCTGGAAAATGCAGAGAATGTGGTGAGATGAGGGCCTTGTCTAGCAAGTTTTACATGTGTGCCAAGTGCACGACCAATGTTGACTTCAAAAATGTGAGCATAGCAGACTATTGGTTCTTATTGGACTGGGCCAAGGAGGGTAAGGCAGAATATTATTACTCAGCACTGAACAGGTCTCTGACCGCGGCCTTGAAGTTGATATTTGGTTTAGAACCAGATAGGTTGTCATGCTCGGATATCAAAGACGAATTAGCCTATAAGCGTGGTGACTACGCCTACATACCACTGCCGCCTGCCGATTTCGTAGTTGCCATCAGTGCTGCCTTGCTCACAAAGCCTAGAGCTAAAAAATTCATAGATGTGGGTTCTGGTATCGGGGACAAAGCTTTCTTGGCCAGCGATTACTTCAACTTGACGGCCTACGGGATAGAATACACACCCGATAGTTATTACGCCGGTAAGTTCCTAAGCAAGAAGTTCATGGATCTCTACCCCAACAAACCGAGGCCAACCTTCATTTTGGGAGATGCTTTCGAGCATGATTTCAAGCCTTATGACATAATTTATATGTACCAACCCATAAGCCGTGAGATGAATATGCTGAACCTATATAAGCATATTTACCGAACAGCTAAAGTTGGTGCTGTAATAGTAGAAACCCTACCAATGTATGCTTGGTCTGCATTTAGGGATTGGTTGAAGCTTCCAATGGAAAATAGGAAATCTTACGCTATCTTGGTCAAGCCACGCAGAAAGTACCCCAATGATTGAGATAGCCTTGTTAATCGGGTTAATCTATTTCACGGTCCGCTTTTGGACCAGTATTTCAAGGAGATTAAAATGAGCGAGGTAACTTTGATGGTAGGCGTGCGGGCTGAAGATTACCTTAAACCTACTATCAAACAGATCAAGATTAAGAAAAGCATTGTATTGGGTGCAAATATTTATTACTTGCACGACAGCCAAGGCGAGCCAGCTTTAGAGACCAAAGAGGTTGAACTTCTCAAATTTGGCGTATTGGAATACGACCTCGACTGGTATCAAGATTGGTTCAAGGAAGAACACGGCCTCGATCTGCATGTCAGTTATTATGCCCCCAAGGGTGGTGTCCTTAATGGAATACTTGGTGTAACTTTGGCCGAATTATCCGATGACTATTCTGGCACAACAGTGCGGGTTCAACGGCCTCGATTCGGTGGGTATGACATTATGGAGTTGGCAGCCAAGCATCGTCAAGCTAAATCCAAACTGTACCATGCTGGAATAAACAGTGAAGTATGGTTGTATTTGGTACATAGTTAAGGAGCAAAACATGGCAATCTACGAAATAGGTAGTAGCTTCGGCGTAGAGTACGAATTCAACAGCTTCGACATCGACGGTCATTGGCCCCCCAAGAAATCTGATCTGAGGGGTTGGTCTCTGACGCGAGATGGCTCCTGCACCAAGCGGGGACTAGAGGTAGATGGTATCCGCCTAGAGGTAGACCGTGGAGATTCGTTGCTTGACATCCTGCCATCCCGCCAAGTCGGCGGGGAACTGGTTTCACCTGTCTACAGTAAACTAACCTCAGCCAAGTTCAGAGAGGATATTCAAGCTTTAACCAAGCTACTGAAGAGGTACGGAGAGTACCTCTCGACTTTGACCTCAGTACATGTCCACGTTTACATGGGAACATTACCACCGGTCGAGGTCATTAAGAACATCCTGGAAATTGCTACTAGGATAGAAGCGCCTATGTTCAGACTTTCTGTGGCTGAGTTGTTGTACCATCGTGGTATCAGTCATAACGATTACATGTACTGTCGGCCATTGACCGGTGCTGGTCCACAATATGTTAAAGATGGTAATGAGCATTGGCGGCAATGCTTCGATGTTGACAGAATAATCATGTATGCTAATTCTACCGAAGAGGTATTGCAGGCTTGGGGTAGAGCCGACCAGCAGAGAAGCAAGTGGATACCGCCACGCTATTACTGGCTAAACCCGGTGCCACTTCTAAGGCAAGGCACTATCGAATTCCGGTGTTTTAATCAAACACTGGATTTCAAAAACGTGGAAGCTTGGGTACACCTGTGTCTGGCGGTGGTTAGAGCCGCCTACGCCAAACCGGTGGAATTGGATATCCCTCGCTTTCCTTTGGGGAAAACCTACGAAGATTATACGTTGGAAGACCTACTGGCTGTGGTTCCTATGGAGGACTACACCTTGGATAAGCTGTACCGGTTGTGGTCTAAATCGGACTGGCAACTAGGTGTTCAAGGCCCACAGATAAATCATCTATGTAGGAACCAGAGCGCCTACGTGAATCTGGAAGCTATGGACAGTCGCTTGGTACCGCCGGTGGTTGACAGAGAATTTATTCGGTCCATTTGGGACAATGGTTACTACGATTAAAAGAATAAAAGGAGAAAATAAAATGAGATTAAACGAAGGACAACTCTACCTATGGTTTCTATATTTGGTGGTACTTGTAATAATACTCTTGGTTCTGAGGGGGTGCTAAAATGAATATTGGCATAGCAGGTCGGGTTTCTTACCAAGACAGCTTTTTCGGTGTAGGTGCCCCATACATGGAGTATTTGAGCCAATGGGGTCCAGTTTACCCCATACCACCAACTGCCACCGCCGAAGATATAGTCAGATTTTTTGGGTTGGTGGTCCTACCGGGTGGTAGTGACCTGAATACAATGCGCTATCGGCAAGCGCCTAATTTCATCTTGTATGATAGCGACCAACACTTGGAGTATTTCGATATCAACATCTTACCGAGCTTGGTCAAAGCCAAGCTTCCCATCTTCGGCATTTGTCGTGGACTGCAAACCCTAAATGTGCACTTTGGTGGCACTCTGATACAGAATTTACTAAGTCACCCACACTCAGACCCAAGAACCCAACTTGTACATGAGGTAAGTTTTGCACTAGGAGCAAGGAAAAGCATAAAGGTGAATAGCATGCACCACCAAGCTGTGGGCGAATTGGGGGTAGAGTTAAGACCAATTAGCTATTCGGGGGACGATATAGTAGAGGCCGTGCTTCATGAGGATTTGCCAATAGCTGGTGTACAATGGCACCCAGAAGAAATTTACGATGGTATATCCGAATACCTACTCGCCCATATTTTAAGCTAAGGAAAATAAAAATGGTAAACTTGGAATTGATTGATGGTCAGCTATACTTCGATGAAGATGCGGGGTGGGAAGCTCTTATTACCACCGAGTATACAGCAGAGGATAGATACAGAGGGTTGCACAATTCCGCTAGAGGTGAGACCCACACCATTCCTGCATTTTGGAACGGCTGTGGTTGGGTGGACATGGGTGCTTCTTATGTCAAAAATTTGTGCAAAGAACTAGGCATTGACTTTCCCGACCACAAAGTTCAGCCAATGGCGTGGACCAAAATACCGGACAATATGGAGTGGCATTATAAAGTGGAAATAGAAGAAAGAACACAGGAAAGACCTTGGCGGTCTGAAATCCACCGCAGGGTTTTGCAGGAGAAATTATGTGCAGATTAATTGCCATGTCAAAACGTGACCCTATAGTTGAGGTCAATGACTTATATGTGTTCGGAGTATTAACTTTGTTGTCGGCTAGGCTGGGCAACACCAACGGAATAGGCATCTCAGCCAACACGGTAGATAGATTACCATTCCTCAAGATTGGCAAGCCCGCCAAGGAGTTAGTATTTTTGGAACCGTGGCACAACTGGTTCCAAAAAGTAGATGGCTACAAGGATACCTTGATTGGTCACGTCAGGAACGCCTCGACAGAGTGGCGGGTGCAGTACGGCCAAAACCATCCAACGGAGCACGCCCACCCATTCGTAGTGGGTGGGGTGTTGGTCATGCACAACGGTATTTTCAAGGAGCATGACCGTCTGGCCAAAGAAGTTAATCTAAGGGATGCCACCGACAGCCATGTTTTCACGGCCTACTTGGCCAACCAATTGGGTGGGGCTAAGGTCGAAGATAAATTAGTAGAGGTGTTAAAACAGGTGGGTGAGGCTGAATATTCCTTACTCATCCGGCAACTTGGCCGACCGGAGGTGTTCGTGGTACGCGGTAATCGTACCTTGTATACTATGAACACCAATTATGGCTTGCTCTTAAACACAACCGAGGCCAATTTGAGTGATTTAGCCGAGGCAGTCAACTTTGGCTTGGCTGCGTTCAACCTGCCTCTGCTAGAGGTAGTAGAGAAACCCAAAGCTCTGCCAGAATATAGCCTTCACGTTTTAAATAAAGGTGAGTTGCAAACCATTGCTGAATTCAAGGAAGTGAAGAACGTAAATGACCCACCCAAAAAATATACCAACACAACCACCAAGTATAATTATGGTTGGCAAGCCAACTATGATGTTGAAGATTACCAAACCATTGCTGGTGAAATAGATGTGGAAGAGGCTATTGCCAGAGTAGAGGCGTTGGTCAAGTTGTTTGGGCTGTCCCCCAAGGTGAGTGAGGAAACCCACCGCCTGACGTTGAAAGAACTGACCGGCCACGATCTGTTAAGTGTGGCTAATTATGAGGCTATAGAAATTGGGGAGCTAACCGACCTATTGAAGTGGGCTTGGGAAACCAAACCAGAGCTGGCTCCGAATGAGGAGAAAGAACAGTTGTGGTTGGCTTTCTCTACCGCTTCCCACATGAGTGGGTTGATAACGGTAGAGAGTTTGTATGTACTGGCAAAGGAGGTATTAGGCCGAGATTTCGACGTTCCTTATTTCCACAACGAGGTCATAGATTTACAAGACCTAGCCTTGATAGCTGGTACATAATGATAATTGGACAGGAAATCATACAAACTAGAATCAGAGTGTGGGTAGCCACCAAGAATCACCAAAACGCTCTGTTTCGTGGTCCACCCGGCAGCGGTAAAACCTTACTAGCCAAGTGGTATGCCAACCAAGTTGCAAGAGAGGCATACTACTACAACCTATGCACCGGTAGATTATACCCTCCTGAAGATGGGGAGCCGGTAATTATCGACGAGATACACCGGCTCCCCAATGAGGAGGCGTGGTATGCCTATAGTACCCTTATAGGTTGTACTACTACCGGCGCACCGGTCAGCGAGCCGCTCAGGTCCAGAATGATAGAACTGTGGCTGGAACCATACACTGAAATACAGTTGGCCCAAATAGCCAAGGTTCACGTTCCGATCAGTGACTTGGCTGCTAACAGGATATCAATTAGGTGTAGAGGTTCACCTAGAGTGGCGGTCACGTTGGCCAAAGAGGTAATAAGTTTGGAGCAATACTACAGATATTCTCAGGCAACACAAACCGAGTATGACCAAATGCTGGAAACTCTAGGCTACCAAGCTGCTGGCTTCACCGGCAATGATAGGAGTTATTTAGAATTTGTTAGTAAGAGAGGACCAGTTTCAGCCAGAGTTATTTCAGCCAGCTTGGGATTGCCGAGAGAAACCGTGGAGGAAGAGATAGAACCTTTTCTCTTACAAAAACAACTGATCAGAATTACACCTAGAGGTAGGGAAGTATATGTGGACAATTGACAAGTTTTTAGCTGAGAGTTCTTACGATAGAAATTTGCTGGATACCAAAGCTTTCGTCGATCACGTTGTCACAGGTTTGGCTTTTGAGCGCGGACTTGTGGTAGACATCGACGGTATGCCAGCATTTATAGCCACCCAAGACGATAGAACCTTGCGGGGAACACAAAGCTTTCCCAAGATAAAGGACAAGTTGTTGGTACCTGCTTGGGACGACAACCAAAGTATCGTAACCTTCAACCGGCACGGGGAGATCGTGCGGGTGGTGTTCGATTCGGGTACGGTCTTCAACAAGAGTGTGCAGCACACGGTGGATTCGATAGATAAACTGGTAGTAGAGCTGCTCAAAACCGACTTCGATAAGAACGATTGCACAATCTGGTTTGAAGATGAACCAGACCAGAAGTGGAAGATCACCGGCATAATGGCTTTGGTAGCCTTGGCTTACATCGCCGTTCGTGATTTAGGTGTGACTACTTTGAGTCTAAAAAAGGCAGATGATATGTTGGGTCTAATAACCTATGGGCTGTTCTCGCTAGTGTTAAGTGGCCACCTACAAACTATCGACACCGCCGAGACTCAAAACAAGTTAAAATCGGCCTTCTATGGTGTAACAGCTAGGGCGTACAAGACCATGTTGGAAAATATGTTCAAGGCTGCGGAGGTGCAGGTTGAAGATTAAGGACCTCCACTACCAGATGTTAGAAAGCAATTTTAATGACCAAGTAGTCAAGGTGGAGATTGTAACCGAAAAAGATTTGTTAAATTTTCGGTTTGTCGATACCGCCAAGCAACTATCACAAGGTAAGGTTTACAAATTCAGAGGAAAAACCCACTCATTTTATGGTAAGTCTTGCCCATTCAACATAAACGGTGTGGTTTTCTTCCCCAACAGAATAAAGGTATTCGTGGAAGGAGAAGAAACAGAACGCATTAGCAGAAAATGGACGGTAGAAACCAGCCAGAAATTAAAGAGTAGAGTGGAGTTGGTATTCCTGCCGAGGGATAAACCCCAATGAATATAAAGCAATTGCTAAGTGAGTTTCGGCAAAGCACCAAGCTGTCACCCATGGTAGTTACAGGTGGGGCAGGTGGTATGCAGGTCAACCGCAATCTACTAGGCTATTATATAAGCCTGATTGAAGATGGCGAGGTCGAAACCATCATCTTTACCAATTACATGTGGCCCACCGCCAGAAACGTGTGGGCGGGCAGGTTCGTGGTCATGGAGCTGGACAAGGATAATAATGTATTAATCAGGAGTGATTTATTTATCGACAAATATATGGTGGCTCCGATACTAAGGCTCGACCCCAAAGAGGTTAGATATATAAACGATACATCGGTCAGGAGGTATTTAAATGCTTAGGTGTAAAACGTGTGGTGGCACTGACATCAAAGGTGCGGTTAAGGCTGACTTGTTACTGGAATGCCTCAGCCTACAACTGATGGGACAAGCCACCAAAGCTCTGTTAGAAACCCAAGGCTTGTCGGCGGAGGACAGGATTACCAACTTCAACCTTTCTTCCAAGAAGAAATTGCACAACGTAACCGTGCACGACATAGAATTTATAACGTGCACAAGCTGTGGCACCGGCGGGCAACTTGTGGATTTCGATCTAATAGATGTCTGCCGGTGTGGCAACATCACCGACAAGCTGGGTTGGTGTGCCAGATACGCGGCTATAGTTTGCCCCAACTGTGTACATAAAGTTGCTTGCAAAACGTGCGCCTTGGTCAGAGAATGTCAAGCCACGAACTTGCGCAAAATAGAGGAGAAATACAACCCCGTCATCACTATTATCAAGCCGAGGCACTCTGTCACGGAGCCAGAACCAGCGTCACTAGATTTAGAAGAGGATGATGAACCAGACGATGAACTAGAACAACCAAGTTCAGAAAATTTAGAAGGTATGGCGCAAGCAAGAGAGAGTGTCCGACAATATATTAGGTGGGCAGGTCCCACAACAACTACATACAATACGGGTAGAGGATAAAATGAACTTGATAGGCTTAGATTGTGAATATTTTTACCAGTCTCCATCAGGCTTGGCCAAGCCGGCTAAAGATGTACTAGTTGCTTCCAAGCAACACAGGCCGATCTTCAAAGAAATAGGTTCAGACATCGCCGACGGTGGCTACTGGACAGCCGAGGTGACGCTGGCAAACTCCAAGCTGACTGAGGATGGGTTGGCTTTGGAGGTCCCAGTTACACCGGAGCGAGAGGTGGATAGCCTGATGCAACACCTCTACGAAGGTTTGCGTGAGGCTTGGAAACTAGCTGATGACAACGGTTATATCTTATCAGCAGCACCGCTGGTTTACTTAGACCCAAGAGACTTGGTAGACCACCCCGAACTTAGGGTACTGGGCTGCTCGCCGGACAAGTGCTTGTATGACCTGTCCACCTGTCCCTGGCAAGACCCACGCAAGATAACTTGGCGGACAGGCGGATTTCACATTCACTTCTCTATCAGTGAAATTCACAAGGACATGAACAAGGTCCAAGGCTTGGTGATGCTACTCGACTGTACGTTAGGGTTATATGATGTACTGATCGAGAGCACCGACCTAGGCCGCCAACGTAGGCAGATGTATGGTCGGGCTGGAAAGTTCCGTATCCAGCCTTGGGGTGTAGAATACCGCACCCCCAGTAGTGTGGCCAGTACCAATCCTGAATTAACTGCCGGTCTACTGGGTCTGGCTAAAATGGTGCACGTTTTAATCGAAGATGGTTATAACCCGTTTGAATTTATCAATCAATTAGACTTTGGGCGAGTGGTACCCACCATAAACAACTGTGATCCAGAAGCGGCCAAGCAATTATTTTCTAATGTTTCTGAATTTTTCGGTGTACAAGCACCCGCACCACCGAAAAACTATATTATGGAGGCTTGGAAATGACGACCAAATTTTACATCAGTACGGCAGTGTCCTCGACCTCCTGCCGCGAAACTATGCTACGGCAAATAAGAAGCCACTCACCTGCGCTGTTAACCATCTACTCACCCAACTGGGGTGGAATAGATGACCGCATAGCATTGGTTAATAGCTTCGGCATGCAGGCCGAGAAAAAATTCGATGATTTTTTCGAGTCAAACAAAGTAACCCTCAAGCTTGCTGACATCCACCTGGCCGCGGTACACGCTGCGGCTGGTATCATCCGAGGCTGCTACGAAGATGGGTGGTGGGAATTCGACCACCTGCTCCTCAAGGTACTGGCAGATATGGGCTTATTACAGCAAGAGGAAGATTGGTGTGAAGATACTTGGGACGGGGCTATGAGCTTTTTGTTGGGTGAATTCACCTTGGCAGAATTGCACCCATTCTTCATCAGGCGCAGGTCCATGGTGGAAGATCACGATGGCCTTGATGGTTACATGGCAGCCTTGTTCTTAGACAAAGAAGAAATTCTCAGCTTACTACCACAGGTGGGTAAGTGTAACCGCTGCAACAGGTTTGGTGTCTTTGAACTCAGGTTGGAGGGCAATATCAATAACAGTTACCAAGTTTTTGCCAAAAGAATTAAGGCTTGCTGTAGCTATGGAGGCTGGTACGAGCCTTATGGTGCGTGGTCTCTCTTCGGCGAGCAAGAAGTAGCACCACCTGCGGTGCTGGAATTGGCTAGGGACTTATAATGAATTTTTATTATTCAGACTGGCCTGCTAGAAACTATACACAGGCAGAATACCAAGAATTTCTAGAAAATCCACCGCTCGACTTACCTTGGGTGTTCCCTGGGGGTATGGATATCGACCCCAGCCTGTATGGGGAAGAGAATACACATTCTAGGCCGTGGATGCCAGCCATCGACAAACGAGAATTCGACCTAGCTAAAAGGTTGTTGGAATTGAACCACCCCATGGTAGGCATCTGTAGGGGGCACCAAATCATCGCCGCCGCTGCTGGTGGTAGTCTCTACCAAGATATAGAGCTTGATGGTGTGGTGATTGGGTGGCATCATCATGGCCCAGTTCACGTAACCGGGCCTAATATTCTGCAAGAAATTTTTGGCACCAGAATCATTCGCGCCAACTCTATGCACCACCAGGCCGTCAAAGATGTGCCGCCAAGTTGGGAAGTAGCAGCGGTGGCTGAAGACGGCATCATAGAAGCTATCTGGCACCCAGACAAACCGGTGGTGTCAGTTCAATGGCACCCAGAAGTGCTGGGTCAGTTACATCAAATCATAGCCTATCTACAGAGGTATTTGAAGTGAAAATACTAACTTGTGCTAATAATGGTCACAGCGCGGGCAGAGAGGAAAAAAGTAAATGGATTGTTACGGTCACCTATAAAATGCCTATAGGTGAACTTACAACCAATCTGCCGTATAGTAATTTGACGAGAACCCAACTAAATGTTCTGTTGGAGACTGGTCATGCTGCCAACTTATTGGAGATACCTAACCACAGGATTATAAGCATAGAGGTAGAGGAGGTATTAGAATGAACCTGTTAACTTGCGCTTCTAACGGGCATAGGACGGTCCAAGGCATCTACGACAAGATGCAGACCAAAGACCAAATTCAATTGTTGCGCTTGCGGAGAGGGGATGCCCCACCTGAGAATGTAGAATTGTTGATTAGGTGGGCAAGTCGTGTTAACATTCCCGCCAAAAAGACAATCAACCAATCGTCGGGAATAGGCTTAGCCAGCGACAAAGGCCGGGCAAGGCTGGTGCTGCAAGAAGCTGGCGTGTCTGTTCCCAAAACCATTGTCTGGACTAAGCCGATACAAGACTGGACATTAAACTTTCCGGTAGTTCTTAGGCCGCAGTTTCACCAAGGTGGTCAGAATTTTTGGCTGATCGAGGATGAGGACGAATTACACCACACGCCACCACCGTTTGTGGGTTCGTATTTCTCAGAGTTCTACCCGAAACAAAACGAATACAGGGTTCATGTGGCTCATGGCAAAGTTCTATTGGTCAACGAAAAGAGACCGAGAGAGGGTGAAGAAGATAAGGTAAATCTACCGGTGTGGAATCACGCCACCAATGACTTTGAATTTGTTGTGCTAAGGCGGTCTAATTGGCCCATAGACGAGATTAGGCTGGCAATTCAGGCTGTAGAAGTTCTCGGCTTGGATTACGGTGCGGTAGACATCATGGCTAACCCGACAAGAACCGAGGATGGCCCGGATCATCCACAATGTGTAGTGTGTGAGGTAAACACCTCACCTACTTTAGAAGATTATGCTCAGGGTAAATACGCTAAATATTTCGATTGGTTACTTAGCGGGGAGAGAGAGCATTACCCGCTACTTGATTCACGATCTTATACTGATTACCTATTCATAGGAGAGGGTTAATGAGTGGCTACAACTATGTACATGTAAACGGCCAAGACGTAAGCTCGCATTGTGCCGAAACTGCAACGTGCTTCTACAAGAATGTTTCGGTAATAGACTCAATCAGGATACACACCGTCTCTAGCTACTGGAAATTGGCACCGGATTCAGCAAAGCTAATCGAATTCGCCAAGTGGGTGGGTAAAGCAAACACTATACTAGACGGAGTCTACCAACCTATAGTTTTACAGTCGGCTGAGGAAATGGCCGACGTTGATCCAACCACACCTAGGCCGGTGCTGCACGCAATTCTACGTTACCTGAGAGAAGGTCGTGGTTACAACTTCGACCTGCTCAAGCTGGCAATATACATCTTCAAGAACTATAGAGTTCCCAACGAGGTAGCCAGCAGACAGAGGGGTGTGCAGAACTTCGTAGCTTACGAGGTGTCACCGGACGTTTGGTGCCCGGTTTACAAACCTGACATTGAATGTTCACTTGAACTGCTCAGTATTTGGGAAAATTACCACAAGGACTTGGACGGCTCAATTTTTGGTTATGATTTATCCAGTTTGAAAATAAGAACTCAATACCAAAGTTTAAGCAATTGGTACAGGCATCTTAAATTTTACTTTACAGATAAACTTTACTTTACAGATAAACATATTTATAGCGGTCCATGGTCCGTAACAAGCGGAACTTGGCCGGAGCACACGGCGGTGTGGTACATGCCCAAATCTGAATTGGATAAGATTGACTTTCCGGTGAATAAAACATGCAGATTAGAATCATAGTGCATTACGACAAAGATTACAAACCAACGTCGGTTGTCATTTTCCTCGGCAAGCACAAGTTGAAATTTTTAAACGTGGAATCTATTAATTTCAAAGAAGTTCACCATCTAGGAGGTAACCATGGCATCTTACGCGGAAACTAAAGATCGGTTAATGAAATACTACCCTGAGCTTTTTCCCACCGAGAAGCACGTGCTATTTCACCTATTCTTCGTAGCTGGTACAGGCTACCACTGGCAAAACGGGGAATTGGTATCTGTTTATCAGGAAGATGTTGAGTTAGTATTTGCCCGTCGCAAGGAGGCAACGCAAGAATTGGTAAGTCTGTGTAGAGAGGCGCTGGGTGAGGTAGCTGCGGCTGAGGTGATTAAGATTCTAAATGAACCAAACGGGCCGGAAAAAGGTATGTACCCATTATGGGAAGGTAGCCACATCGTCCAGCTACCAGATGATATAAAGCCTGACTGGTTTGAAGCAGCTACGAAGGCGGTGGTTTTTGCCGACACTTTAGAAACCACCAAGAATGACCGAGATTGGTTATTTTGTGCCAAAACTAGATTGCTGGATTTAGCCCCTATAGGATGGTAAAAGATGAACCGAGATAGCTTAACTCTACACAGAGAATACCCAGACATAATCGGCTCAGATGCAGGTGATCAACCACTGAGGGTGTACTGCACTACCGAGACTTACACGGGGTCTAAGCGAGTTCGGTGGCACTTCGGGTTCCACAAAAAGTTGGTGGAGGCCCTGTGCCCGCTGCTAGAAAGTTCACCATACTGGGGTGAGAAACACTGGGCTGAAGACGGAGACTGGTGGATATGGTGGTGCCCCTACATGACCGATCCCGGTGAGGAACCACCATTCAAAGATTTAAATAGGTGGTTATCTTTTCTACTCAAACAACACAACACGTGCTACAACCTAATGAAAAGGTGGGCAAAGAAATGAACAAATGGGTATGTCAGACACCAAATCTGCACTGTAGTGGCGGTACTGGTGTGGTAATTCCTAATGTTGGCAAGAAGTAAGATGGCGGTCGAGAACCATATCCTAGAGAAGTACGGTTGGCGCGAGATAGACAGGGTGCTGAACACCCGCACAGGCAACACGGTTATCACTTGGAAAAAGGAGCTTAAGAATGTCTAAAGACAAGATCACGTGGGATGAGTACCAAGGGGAGCGGTCGAAACCCGGCGAGGAAAGTAAAGGCGGCGCTATGCCACCACCCCCACCACCTGCGGAAAAAGATGGGGGTAAAGATCAAGGTAAAGATCAAGGTAAAGATAGTGGTGGTAGTTCATCCGGTGGGGGCAACTCAGACAGTGGAGGCTGGTGGTGAAAAAGTACCTAATGATTCTATTGGCTGTGGTGGTATTGCTAGCAATGTCGCTAGCCTGTGACTTAGACCCACGAATTCCAAAATTTACCGAGGCACCGTATCCCATCACGTCCCAAGTTACTGTGGATTACAGGGCTACATTTGGCGTACCAGACGTGCCCCTAGTGTCAGTCACCCCTGAGGGTAGGAGGTAAAAATAAAATTCAGGTTTGCACAAATAGACTCCAAAGAATGCGATATCATTGAGATCGTGGCGGATAATGGTTGGGAGCGATTTCTTAATTCGCTGGAAGACTACCGTACCCTAATCTTGGCCCAAGATGAATACCTAACCAAGTTGCTGGATTTGCAAGAAAATATCAGAATCAAATATGAACCACAACTTAAAGGAGGACAACCAGCCACATGGCAAGAAAGAGATGCAATTGACAATAAGTTATCTGAACTTACCAAGTTGAACGATACAGCCAAAAAGGGATTGTATTACCATTAGGAGGTTAAAATGAAATTCGGTAAAGTATCAATCATCACTGTGGTTTTGGGTATAATCTTGGGCTTACTGTTGGGTAGGCTGACAGAAAATAAAATGGAGCAAGAATACTACCGCGGAATTTGGGACAAGTGCATGGCCGACACCGGACACCAATCACTATGTGATAACTACATTCTAGAATTGCAGAAAGCTGAATGGTGGGAGCAGCCATCTGTGGGGTTCACTTGGCCTCCACAAGCAGCCAAGCCGGTGGTTCCGGTAACACCCACCCCAACACCAAATTACGATGGGAATGCCTGAATGAGAAGCTCAAAAAGAGACCTAGAATTTCTGCAAAAATTGGTCAAGATCATGATGCCGTATCTATATGTATATGATTCGGTAGAGAATTTTCCGCGCGAATTCGACCTTGACTTTGCGGAAAGTAGTGACTTGGACCATGTCATGGATATGGTCCTGAAAACATTCTACGATTTTACGGAGGTACGTTCATAATGCCAGAGTACGAGTGCAACAAGTGTGGTGCGGAAAATTCTGAAAGGTTCGGTGGACCCCCCAGTTTCATCTTGGGTCAAGCTTTCTGTCCTAGGTGCTATCCGGCAGAGATGCAGGAATGGGTACACTTTCTTGAGAAGTTCCTACCTCGCATAACAGCAGATTATATCCACCAACAAACTGCAACTTTCCAACATAATCTCAAGAGAGCCAACCGCGAACAGCTAAATATTTGGGTGGAGGAAACCGGCGAGGGTCATGCTGAAATTCATATCTACATTCCTAGCTATGCATCAGCCAAGTTGGACGTGGGGTTTGGCTCAAAAAGTGGGTTGCCATCTATTACTATCACTCGTGATGGCATACGAATATTTGACATATAAGAAGAAATAAAATGGATTTGCAATTTGCACCAATCGACACCAAGGATAACAGTTACCTGGTTATTGACACCGTTGATGAAAAAGGTTACTCAGTCCCGGTCTCTGCTGAAGATTTCCAAACCCTAATGCTGGCTAATGAGGAATACTTGGCCAAGCTGTTAGAACTCCAACGAGAAATCGAAGCAAAATATCAACCACTCTTTGTAGGTGGTCAGCCATCTACCGCTGCTGAAAGAAGTGCTATTTATAAAGAGGTGGTCAAGTTGCACCGCTGGAACTCGGAAGCGGGCAACCTATTCTATACTTAAGGAGAAAAAAATGAATTACATGTTCCTAATCAGGTGTGTTGACGGCGGTCACGGTTGGGGAAATACAGGCCAACATGGTTGGATAGTCCAAGATGGAAAGGATAGAGAAGAAGCTTTGACAAAATCCAAACAAATGATACCAAGTGGTTGGATTATAAAATACAGAGGTCGAACCAATAGGGAGCCCTCATTACATACATATATGTAGGGATCAAACCCTCACCCTAAGTAGGGTGGGGGTTTTCTTTTGCCCATAGCCGCTTGGGGTATGCTACCGTTTTATCTCTTCCTATAGCATCTTATAGCTATACCTATTAGCTAAGCTTGGTGATAAACAGAAAGTCAGAATTCTATAAAAGGCACGATTTTCTGCCCAGAATTTTTTTCAAACTACAAATAAATTTTTCCCAAGTTTACCAATTCTTCCTTGGATATAAAAGCCAAATCTTTTCTCAAGTTTTGAACATTGCTCACCATCCAAGTCAGTGGACAGGTTGTAGTTGAATGGGTAAACTTGGCTCCGCAAAATTTGCAGACTTTAGCCATACTGTCTATATTCTTATTGCATTCTCCACATAGAGTTTCAAATCTATTTATTACCAAGACAATTGGTTGCTCGGCTTTGGGGAAAGGCATCAACTTTCTCTTAACCATTTAGCCAACCTCTCACTCTGGCGAAAAGGCTTCTTGTTTCCGGCGTACCAAGCTGACCTTCTACGTGCCAAGCTAGATTGGTACCATCGTCGAAAGCCAGACCATTAAATCCAGAGGTGGGTGGTTGCCCGCCGATTGCCGGAATGAAAGCATAAGCTTGACCATCTTTGTACAGCCACAGACCGGTGTTACCACTAGGTGGTGTAACACCACCCGTCTTCATAACGATTTGCCACTCTGGGTGTACCGCTAGGTGGTCGGTAGCTGGGTACCAACCGACATTGCGAACGGCATCACTGTATCTAGGTGGAGTATTATTTGCACCAATGAACGGCCATAACGTCAGTGGCCCTTTTCTACCTTCTAAATTTAGAAGCAATCCCCCAATAGCCAATCCCCAAACACCCTCACTATTCGTAAAGTCGCCGAAGGCACGGGCTTCGTAGCGTGGTAGTGGCTCCCAACTTGGGTCTGCCTGAAAATTGGGGTAGTAAGCATTCATCAGTACCCCAGGCAATGGGGTAGCGTCTGGCTTCATAACTTTATTAAAGAAAGATGGGCCAGTTCGTATACTAAACCCGACCAACTTAAAAACTAGTTCCCCGTTGGGAGCCAAATCCCAACCATACTGGCGATCAATAGTAGTAAAGAAGTACCGGTTGATATCCTCAAACGTAGTACAGCGTGGGACAAGAGAAAAAGTCGAATCACCATCAAGTCTTAAATCATTAACATAAATTTGTTCTGACATTATTTCACCTCAAATATAGGCACATCGCCAAACTCTCTATGAGTAGAAGCTTGGTCATCAAACATTATATCTACACCTAACTCTTTGCACATTCTTTGTTTAAATCTACCAACTATTTTCTCATTGTCCGGTTCTATACCTATTAATTTTATCTCATCCGAATTATAATAAGCTGTAGTATAAATATGGTCATAGAAGGAATCATCCAAAAAAATGTTGCCCCAATATTTATCTATGCGTTTATTCAAACCATCCTCACCCAACCCGGTAATCAAATAAACTTTGTGTCCCGCTTGTCGAAATAACCTACCCAACTCCATAAAGAATTCTGGGTATTTGGTCAGCGTACCATCAATATCAATTCCTATCTTCATTCAAACCTCTTTCTAATTTCATCTAGAGACATTGGATAAAAGCTCCAACAATCTGCACCAACGTCCAAGATTTTACCTTCACCTTTATAATTGCAATGGCTGTGGCCGTGGAGGTGGATTGATCCGAAATGTTTTCTATCCCATATTGCGAATGGGAAGTGACATAACACTATGGGCACTTCCAACAAACCCAGCAAGACTTCTACCGGCTGAAGCACGGTTAATTTTATTCCGCTTTTGGATTCGATCTGAGCACCATGTATCCAACGTTTGTCGTGGTGATAATCTGCACCTAGAACTCGGATATTGCCATTCAATTGCTTCACATAATTTCGGGCAACGCGGGCATCCCCCAAGGTTAAATCTCCTAGGTGATAAACTATATCGTTGTGGTTTACCACCTCATTCCAGCGCCGGATCAACTCTTGGTCCATTTCTTCTACGTTGGAGAACGGTCTATTACAGTACTTGATTATGTTGGCATGACCTAGGTGGTGATCAGAAGTGAACCAAATCATTTTACCATTCCAATACCAATTTCAAATGAACATCAATTGCATTGAAACAATTAAGACAAGTAACTATCCAAACATCCCCTTCTTTGTCTTCATCCCAATAAATATGATCACCACAAATTGGACATTTAAATTCTAAAGATAGTGGTTGGTCATCTTCCCCATAGATTTCAAACGAAGTTGTTTCCTTATAATCTTTCATTGTTTACCTTTCTTATCCAAAATCTTACTCAATTTGGCATAACTTTTAGATACATCATTCAAGGCTTGTTGTATCTCGGCAACTTCTTCAACACCGGACTGTAGAGCTTTGGCAATCTTTTCCACAGCAATTTCAATTTCTTTAGCTTTACTAAATAATCCCATTTTAATTACACTCACTAAAGCCACAAGTTGAACATTTTTTGCAACCTTCAACCATTTCTAATACCCCAACTTTACAACTGGGGCAGGTACCCTGCGGCATTTCTAATTCTTCTAATACTTTAGCTATCATTAGAGGTACAGATTTCAAAGATTGGGCTGGAATTTGTCTCAATTCTTTTATCAATTCTGTGATTGGAACACCATACTTCAAAGCCAAAGAAGATAACCTAGCAAAGCCATCCCTGGCTTGAACTTCATGTAGAAGTAGGTTTGCAGTATTGACGAAAACCTCTCTGGGTGCAGCGTCTTGGTATGATACCGTGATGTAAACATTCCCCTCACCACCATTAGTCACCTTGACAGTCTTTGAATCTAAAGTATAGGGTCTCTCTTTGGGTGTAATTTCCTGTGTAACCGGCTCATTCTTTGGCCAAAATTTTTTCTGACTCAGAACTTGTTCCTGTCTGGAACCATCTCGATAGACCGCAACGCCTTTACAGCCAGAGCGCCAAGCATATACAAAAGCATCCCGAATATCATCCACTGTGGCTGTGTTGGGGAAATTAATTGTCTTGGAGATTCCGCTGTCACAATGCTTTTGCCAAGCTGCTTGAATGTCGATGTGTTCTTTCCACGTAACGACTTTGTTGGGATCATCATTTATAGCTGACTTGAAATAAGATGTTGTCTCATAAGGATGTCTTAGCGTATAAGTCCCTGTCTTGTCCGTTCTAATTGTTGTAGGAGCATAAATTGGCTCTATGCCAGAACTACACCCGGCTAATAGACTGATAGTGCCCGTTGGGGCCACAGAGATTATAGTAACATTACGTCTAGGTTCAGGCAATACTTTACATGCTTGTGGTATATTTCTTTCTTGACCAAGCTCGATACTTCTTTTGTGGGCAACCTCATAAATAAATTCACCCAAATCTTCGGCCAAATTGATTGATTCCAAACTTCCATATTCTATACCCATCATTAGTAACAGATCGGCAAAACCCATAACACCTAAACCGATTGGGCGGTTGTCTTTAACCCACTCTTCTATTTCCGGCAAAGGCCAAACCGAAACATCAATTATATTATCCAGAAATTCTACAGCCAATCTTATGTGCTGCCCCAACAATTCCCAATCTATAACTTTACTCAAGTCTGATATATATGATTTATAATATTTACTGAGATCAATGCTGCCAAGATTGCAAACACCATATGGTGGCAACGGTTGTTCACCGCAAGGATTGGTTGCATAAATATATTGACCAGAATATTTATATGGTGTGTCTTCATTTATTCTGGTTTCAAACAGCAAACCAGGTTCACCATTAAGCCAAGCCTGTTTGGCTATTAAATCTAACAGTCGCTTGGCACTGAAGGTTCTGGATATACTCGTATCGTGTGGGCCATAGAACGCAGCTAACCAATTTTCCCCATCAATGGCTGCTTGCATGAATTCATCTGTAGCCATCACTGAGATGTTAGTGGTTGGTAATGTACCTTCTTCAGTTTTAGCCAAAATGAATTTCTCTATGTCAGGATGAGAACAACTCATCGTACCCATCATGGCCATATGTCTGAACCTAGTCTCCGACATAATTTCCATATCTCTACAAATAGAACTAAAAAATCCAATCGGCCCTGCTGCTATAGAGTGAGCACTACCAGCAACAGGCATTCCTTGAGGTCTTAAATTAGAAAGTGTAGTACCACAACCACCACCTTTCTGGCACACTTTAAGAAAAGCATATTTAGTATGTGCAATGTCTTCTAATGAATCCTCGAAAGGTACAACATAGCAAGCAGAAAGGCTAAGATTAGAGGAGCCAGCATTAACAAGAGTAGGGCTATTGGGTACGAAATAGCGTTCAAGTAAAATCTCACGGTATTTATCTTTTTCTTGTGGGATGACATGATTCAACACTCTTTCGACAACGTCACTCCAATCCTTTTCTCCCAAAGCAGAATGAACATATCTCTTCTGTAGGATTTGTTCTGCCATTGGCGTAAGCTTATGCTCCATTAAACCTGGTCTCCTATAATAGCCGGCGTAGGTTCAACTACACTCTCCACCTTAACTACCTCAATTAAAGCGAAGATAGGTCTACCATCTTGGGAGGACATGAATATGGCTCGTACTGTATAGAGGGTTCCAACTATCAACAACTCACCTTGATACTCACCCATCTCGACTACCTGACCGGTGTTAACTTCTACACCAACTACCAAAGCATGCTCACCATATTGTTCCACGGATTTGGCTTCAAAGGTAAGCAAGTATTCTCCCGCCGGATAGAGCGGAATGCTATACTCTAAATCAGCCCACTCTACATCACACACAATCGGTGTTGGTACCGGGCTAACTGGAGGTTGAGAAGACACACAACTGGCTAATACCAACCCTGTAAGTAGCAACTCTTTAATCATCATTTAACCTTTCTAGCAATATCACCCAAGCGGGTGTTAAGTAAAACAGTCAATTCTTTAACTTTATCACGCTCGTTGGCGTATAACCAACCGAAGATGAACGACCCTACAAAAAATCCAGCCAAAAATAAAGCCAACTCAACCATTACTTTCAACCTCCAATAATTCAGCCGCCTTTTTTACTCGTTCCAACTCTTTAATAATAGCATGCTGCATTATACCCATGCTAGTGTGGAACTGACTATACATTAACTCTAACCATTTAGCTTTATGATCTTCACAACAAAACAACCAGAACATCGAATAATTATTCTCCTTGAGAGTAAGCCGCCAAACATGGTATGGAAAATAAACCATGCTATAACATTCTGGCAACTTACACCGCGTTGGTAAAGCCAAATGTATACCAGGTACTTCATTCAAATAATTAAAAACCTCTACTGTAGCCATCCTAATTCTCCTCCGTGGTATAATACCACTCGTGTGGATTTACTATTTCTACTATTTCATCTTGTTCAATTTCCAAGTTGGGGTCTTCCCCGAAAGCAGTGTCTACCACTTTGTAACCATCTTCAGTCTTGCGGTAAAGAACTAATCCACGTTGAATGAAATGTTCACCCTTAAGAACTTCACTCAGCTTATAGTGTACTTTAAATGGTTTCATTTAATACCTCACGAATATCATGACCGTCTATTTGATCTCCAATGGCATCCCAATCCTCTACTACCTCTGTGGCAAACAACTCTACGCGCGGTAAATCACCCATCAATTTAACGATCCTATCTCTGACTTCAGGTGGCTTGGCACTGTGCTTTCCACGCGGATAGATAACCAAATTGGGTACAGAATTATTCACCCGCTTGGGATGACCTCTAGTTCCCAGTAGACATAATTCAGGATTTTGCCTTGTCCAGTACCCCAACCCGAAGTGGAAACCTACACCAGATGGATTTAATTTTACCCACGAGAAGGCAACCGTTTTGTACTCCCAACCCCAGCTTTTCATAACATATAAAGCATCTTCAAGTTTTGGATAAGTTGCCCACAGAAATAATACACTGTCTTTCGCAGATAAATTAGATACAGGCAACTTAGCGATATCTTCTGTCAGCATGACAGGATAAGGACTTCTACCATTCTTGCGTGCCCACTTTTCCCCACGCTTGACTAATTCAGACATAGACCAGTTTTTGAAGCATTCAGCGCCATGGCGGATCGGCCAACACGATGTTGTATTTCTGATCCACCAAGGCATCATTCTCCTTTTTCATGATTATCTTCCTTCAACTTATCGTCTGGGTATTCTATTAGGTCTGGGTTGACGCAACGGTGGGGTGTACCTATTTGCGTACCTAACACATTCCCACCTATATTCGCAGATGTTGCCTCTGCATACACGCACTTGTTTATAAGCTTGACAGCCTTGCGACACATTCACTCCCGAAGTTAAGAATAATACCATTAACAATCCCAAGATAAATTTTCTCATTTCTCTACCCACCCCTGCCATTCAAGCACCTGCCGAATTCTTGGCGGAGAATAGGTTTCCGGTTTTATAAATTTTCCCCGCTCATCTAAATGTCCGCCAGTCTTGGTCATATTACTGCGTTGGATTTCTTCCATGATGTTCGACATATCCACTCCCAACCTGACGGCGGCTCCATACACCACATACAGTAGATCACCTAAGGCATCAGCCATACCAATTATATCGTCTTTTTCATAAGCTTCTACGTACTCATCGAACTCTTCCTCGATTAAACGAATAGAGATATTCATTTCTCGTTCAGGTAACATAGTTGGTTTATCGGCATAATACAAACCTGTTTCTTTATGGAAAGTTAAAACTCCCTTTTGTATCTCATCCATTTTCATTCTCTCCGAAGATTTGTTCTAATTCATCTAAAGCAAACTTTGCATATCTCAATTCGTGATCATGTTGGGAACAATCATGATCTCTAAGACATGAACGTACTTCATTCAATAAATTAACAACTTTGTTTTCTCCGAAACCGGACAAATCTAACTCTTCATATTCCGGCCAATCACCATCGTGGCACAACAACCAAATAATTCCATAATCAGCTATGTCTAAAACCGTATCACGCAGACTTTCATCCTCCAATGGACTTTCTCTGTCACCAAGATGTAACGTGAGCAACCGTTTCATTTTGTCATTCAATCGAATGGTTACACCGGTTTCTCTGGTTTGAGCTATGTTGAAGGGGCCATATCCGATCTGTTTCTGACAGAAGAGATCAAACACCTCTTTGGCTTTGCGTAACCAAGCTTGCTCTAATTCTAAATTGCCACTTTCCCCAGTTGCCAAATCTTCCCACATCTTAATCCTCCAACTTCAGAATTTTCATTAATTCATCTAAAGCAAATAATGCATGAAGTGGTTTACTATTCATAATAAATGAACGAATTTCGTCTAACAAATTTGTAACTCTATCTCTTTCAAAGCTAGATAAACATTCACGAATACTCGGTTCATTTTCCACATCTACAATTGCTGGATATTCTGGTGCTAAATATTCCCACATTTTAACCTCCTATTAACTCTTGTAAATACCAGATAGCATCTTCATAAGTTGTAAATACAATATCAGCCGCCTCTAAAACGAAAGCATGTTGATGTATATTATCTTCAGACATAACTACAATGGTGTGTTTACCAAGCTGGTGCGCCCAAGCCAGTTCCATCATACATCCGATAGATACTTCAGCCGTGTTACTCAAATCCATAAAGACAACATCTGCTCTGGAAACCATCCACCTATCTCGTTCTATGATAGCGTGATTGGTTGAGACTGGATTATTATCGTATCCATGTGCTCTGAATTTGGTTTCTGTTCTCAAGGCTTCTTTGTTGCTCATAGGTGATAAGATCGTATAAAAGTATTCCAACTCTCCTCGTGTCTTTTTATACCAATCCATAACTTCCAAATAAGAGTAACCATTTATCGGTCTAGCCAAATAGATGTCCATCCATATATCTCCTCAACAATACCTGAAACAATGAAACCAGAAATAAAATCGGCAGAGTAATGGGCCAGAATAATATTATTAATAAACTCAACCAATAGATTTCACCTTTCACCAAATTGACAAAGGTCACCAACAGAGAAAAAATTACCAAATAACTCAATCCCAATAGACTATATAGAATTATTTCCATCCGAACCTACCCACCTCAAAGGCATCAAGGCTTACAAAATTTCCTTTTGTATCAAATTCAAAAATTATTTCTTCATCTCCACCATAAATTACCACACTACAACCTTGGGTGTGTGGAAATTTTTCAACGACCAAAGGTGTACCATCCAACCATTGTGATAAAGCTTCCTTTTGCGTCTCCGTCAAACTAGAAACCAGATTGTCATATTTCGATTGCCAAAAATTTCCTGTGTCCATTTCACCACTCTCCTAGAATTTCCTTAATATTACCACCACTGTTAATCCAAGTATCTACTTTATCCGGTAAATCAATTACCTTTCCACCTAACAAGTCTGCAACTCGTTTAGCATTTTTCTGCCCATTAGAATCTGGATCAAAGATAACATAGACCTCCTTGCCCAAGAAGAAGATAGCCCAATTATCTTGGAAACCATCAGCCCCATTGGTAGGTGACACTGCTACATAACCTTCCAGCCACAATCTAATGGCTTTCTTTTCCCCCTCAGTTATGATAACTCTCGGCGAGATTAATGCTTCATCTAAGTTGAGCAACATAGCTCCTCGGCCACTTGGTTCAGTTATGTATTTCTCCTTGGGCGGTGCCAACAAACGATGTTTGATTACGTAAACCTTGTCAGAATAACTAATAGGTATAGTTACACTAGGACCTAAACCTTTATAGTCTGCACAAAATCCTAATCCAAAATGATCGATGGCCCTATCTGCTTCTGGTCCCAACTCTCTGTACCAATAATTTAAAGCCAATTCATTAATCAATAAGTCATAATGGTATTGCCGCCAAGTTACAACTTCGGGAGTTATGCTGGTCAACTTATCATTGATGATCTTGGCCAAAGTTTTATCTTTGATTGCCGGCGCATCACCCACAAATCCTCGCAAGCCACATTGCCGGCAAAAATAATTACCAACACTGGGCCAAAATTGAAACCTATCCTCACCACCACACACAATACAGGCTGAACTATATTCACCATTCTTCCTACTTTTAAGGTAAGAATTTGGCAAAGCCAAAAGTTGCTCACTCGTGTATCTGGCTTCGATCTCTGGCATAAAGAACATTCAAACTCTCCACCAAATCAACCAAGGATAATGACCTTCCACAATCTGTGGATCAATTGCCCACGTCTGAGTAACTGGGTTTTTGTAGTTTTCTTCTGGTCCCCAAAGATTTACAGAAAATATATCATAGCCAACAGTTTGTTCATCCAACAATATGGGTGTATAATACAAGCCAAACGCATAGCGCAGGCCATCCAATCTACCATCATACTCCATAAATTTGTTGTCTGGTTCAAATATCTTGCCAAAGATTTTTACTTGCCCATTTTTGATTGTGCGGATTACAAACCTTCTCATTATTTATTCTCCGAAGCACCTTTGCGAACGAGATAATCAGGATTTATTAGCTTGACAATAACTCGGCCAAGTTTGGGGTCAACTCGTTCGTGAACCGGGCGAATGACGATGCCTTCTCTTATAGTTTTGTTGTCCATCTTCGATAAGCCAGTAACCAACTCTTGGCCTTTCTCGTAGCTCCAAGGACCTGCATATAACATCGGCACGGTTGGCAATTCTTGTCTGCTGAAAAACATACGAGCATCGGTGTAATCTAGGTATCTACCTTTCCACATCACGTCGAAGAAAACCACACCTAATTTCTGAGCACTATAAGTTAAATCTTGGATACTTGGCCCATAGATTTCTCCATAGACTGTATAACCTTTGGGCAGCCTAGTCAAGCCCAACCTAACTGACATAAGTATATAGATATTGATGCCGTAATAAGTAATATCTCTATAGTAATTGTATTGTACGTTGCGGGAACCAACTATAAATTCATAGACTGGTCCCAACTTGAACAGGTTACGAATAAATTTGTGGAGGTTACCAATTGGCTTCTCTACCCACCCCAGCCTTAGATTTGTGCCGTGAATTTTTTCGGTGATCACAACTCGCTCACCTTCCCGCAGGACATCCTCGAAGTTACGGTAATTCTCAATATCAGTATACTTAAAGAAGTTAGGATTGCCTTTCTGGTTCCTGCTGCGGCGACCACCAACTGTGTGTACTTCCGATGGTGGTTCCCATTTAATAATGCCGTAAATATCGGCTACGTTGGTTCCCAACCTGTGACTATCCTCGTTGGGTAGAATTAAACCATAAGAGAATACTCCCCGCAATTTTACTACACCAACTCTACCATTCTTACCCTTAAGATAAGTAATATTAAATCGCTTAATTAAATTTTCCGGCAAGATAGAATCAGGTGGCACGAAGATAACTAAATCACCAACCTGGTGATCTCCTTTGCCGATAATTGTTTGCCAACCCTTGACCATGGCTAATTCTAACCTATCGGCATTAGGGTGTGTCTCCACCTTTTTAACTTCACAAACCTCAACCACTAAAGAACTCATTAAATTTCTCCTTTTAGAATATGTTTTTAACCAAGAACCTAAGGCCCTCGTAAGCCAGAACAACCAATAATACCCCAACAACGTCGAGAAGTTGGTTGCCTACTATAATAAAGTGGGCTACAAAATGTTCACTCATTCTTTATTTCTCCTTTTCAATCTTCCTCTATATTAGCATCTGGTGATTGCTTTGTCAAGCCTGAGTTTCCCCGACTTTTGCGGTGCTTCACCTTGGCTCGTTTGAGTATCGCATTAGCATATAGTTCACCGAGTTCCTTACTATGTTTAGGTATTCTCTTCTTACGAGATTCTAATTTTCTTTCCCGACGTTCATATTTCCACACATTAAACACTTTTACGTAGCCACTTTCTATAGGGAGTGATCTTGTCGTGAAGTTTCTCAGTTATCTCTACATCTGCAATATTGTGTTCTAGAACTATAGCCAATTCTTCTGGCTCTCCAAATTGTGCATCATACCACACAGAATATTCTATAGGTGTCTTTCCGGGTATGCCAAAATATTCTGTGGCTACTGCCAGAGATTTTCTGCTCAGTGCAAATTTGCTTTTTATGGTGAAGTAAAGATCGAGATGGAAAGCGGAACCGTACTCTAAGCCCTCTAGGTTATAATGCAAAGCTTTGGCGCGAATGAAGGGAACGTCGAAATTAGTATTGTGACTACCAAATCCATCCACTATATAAGTTTTACTAGACGTTTCCAGACCACAAACAACCTGTTTTCCCAATGGGATAATTGATACTATTTCTATAGAATCTTCTCTACCAATCTCCCCTAGTATATTCACGTCCAGTTTCTTTAACTTCTGTGGTCTAATTTTACCAAGAAACTTCAATTTTTCTTGCTTCGATCCACCCACACCTATAGACATCTGCCTTGGGTGTTCTTTATCATAACTATGAACTAATAATTCAAAACCTTCTGATCTTGCTGCTCTAACAACTTCATCAATTATGTTCCCATTACTTTCTTCATTCTGAGATGCCCACACGGAAAATGTATACTCTCCGTCTCTATCTTTTCTATTTACTTGGTAAACTCCACCCTCAGAGTCAAAGAATCCAGCTAAGTATCCAGATTCTCTAGAATTAGATTCTTCCCACACATCTATGATCTTGTCCAGTTTAGTTACTTGACCCTTATTCAGTAATTCGCTTGTTTTTCTCCAACACCAGACACGTTGTCTTTTAACCAGCCAAGGGTGGTCTCCTGTTGCTACTAACTTTTGTCCATTAGAAAGCGTGATTTCAAAAACATCCTTTACAATAGGAACATTATTCATCACAACACTTTCGGTATACTGTCTTGATCTTTTTGATGGGTTGTCCTCAAAAGACAATAACTCATCTCCTGGCTTAAGAGTTTCAACATTGACCCAACGTAGGTCTTTAGTTAAAATCTTGTGACCAGGAGTCACACAGCCATAATATGTAACCACTATGCTATATTTTTTCAATTCTTCCAGCAAACTGGTTACCAATTTTAAATCACGAATGTTTCTATCAAAAATATCATCCTTGGTGATTACATCATAATGAATACCACCGCCTTTTTCTTTTATTGCCCAAGATAGCATGGTACCAAAGTTGACGTTTAGTCCACTGGTTTCTATGTCCAAGTAACCGATTTTATGCCCAGGCCACATAAACCAAGGCACATCATTATATTTTTCAAATGCTTTGTCTGTAGGCCATTTAATATCCCCGTTTAAAAAACACATGGGGTGCTCTTCGATTACATGCCGGTGGATACACCTCAATTTGGGGATTTCGGCTAATGTCAGACTGGTACCTACCTTGGCTTTTATTGAATCGATGATTTCTTTTTGTTCCACAATTATTCTCCCAATATGCCATCTTTTTTGTAATCACTATTTGCAGAAGTTAGAGCATGCAAGACTTTTCTGGTCTCCCTATTACTCAAGGTTCTGCCTAGTCGGTGCTCAATCTTCGTCAGGATTATATTATCAGAATATTCCTTGCCCAAAAAGTCGGCCATCTTGATGCTGGCTGATCTCAATAAATCCAGATACTTAGTTCTCGGCAAGCCCAATTCTTTGGAACCTTGGTTGTTTGAGCAACCGGTACTCACCATCATGACCACTTGGCGTTCCATATCTGTCAAGGTCCTAGATTCAGATAAGATTTTGAAAGCCCGATCTAGGTCGATCTTCCACGAAAGGAAATCATCGACCTCATTACGGTTTTCTAGATCAGCGTAGATGTGTAATAAAGCTCTCACTAAAGCACTCATTCTATTAATGTCTTTCTCGCATTAGCGCCAGCCGATTGCCAAATCCTTATTTGTTCGTGCATAGCATCCAGACGACCTTTGGCTTCGATTAATGCCTTTTGCAATTTTTGCAATTCTTTCTCGCGTAATTCGAGATAATCCCTATCTGCTTCGGTATTACCTACGTAATGTATTACTTGCTTCAAATACTCCATAGAGGGTTGTTTATCATTGTGCCAATATTCTCTGGTGACTAAACATTGCTGCTTAAATAATGCTCGTGCAGCATCTAACAACCGAGTATGTTCAGATACCATCTCTTCCAGATTAGCCATTTGCTTCCAAGCGGTGAAGAGGTCATCATAATCGAAACCGGGACCACTTTCTATGTTCATAAAAGCCATTGTGTATTACTCCTTAAGTTTAAGCTTAGGTGCTGGCTGTGGATTGTTCGGCGTAGGTATGCCAGGAACCATCTCATATTCATCCAATAAAGCCTGTTTCAAATCCTCTGCCAATTGCCAAGCTACAAATGTTGGTATTGTTAGAGTTACCAAACCCAGCCCGATGGAGTATGGTTCAAGCATATCTATATCTTTAATCTCATCCATTTTTCTTCTCCAAAAAAGCAATATACTCAGCTAAATCCTTCATAATAGACATAAATACTTCCCAAGAAAAGGCAATCATTCTAGAATTTTTTCCTCTGGCTCCTTTAAATTTAAATATCAAAGCTGGATATCTATTAGTCAATTCGGCTTCTTGAGTTATTTTTTCGATCCATTCCTTCTTGATCGTTATTTGAGTGGGGCCACCATAGCCGAATTTTAATTCTGCCAAGATGGGGTGGTTCAATATGTCGAAATCTATGTGCAAATCACCCAACAATCTTGGCTCCCTACTTATCTTACCAAAGGCACCAGAACCTACAATTCTGGTAGCTGAGGCTATATTCGACTTATCAAAGTAATCTTCAGCCATATATTCAAAATAATTACCTGACTGTTTAGCTGATTTGCCTCCTCTATCCTTAGGTTGAGGTTTGGGTATCTTTTTGGTCATCTCTCACGACCTATAAATTTTGTAGTTTGTTGGTCAAAATAAAGTGTAAAGCTACCAATGGGACCATTACGATTTTTACCAATGATTACCTCTGTATCTTCTGGTGTGTCTCCATCTGGATCGCGGTGGATAAACAGAACTACATCACTATCTTCTTCTATTCTTCCACTCTGCCGCAAATCTGAAAGTATTGGTTTACCTTGGCGGCGCTCTATATCTCTATTTAACTGACAAACCAAGACTATGGTTATACCAAGTGAGGTAGCCAAAGTTTTAAGGATAGTGGTAATCTTACCTGTCTCTTGGGTTAAGTCCTGCCCCAACGTGGGTATCCTCTGCAAATAATCTATGAAGATTACTTTGATGCCAAATTGTTGCACGTATTGCCGGATAGCCGAAGTTAGATAATATACGTCACCGGCGGTGTGGTTGTCAATGTACAACCGATAATTGGTAAAATCACTGGCAGCCTGAACTACTTTATCTAATTCTGTTTGGCTCAAGCCTGAAGCTGTTTTTATTTTTTGCAAGGCTATGCCAGATTCTAAAGCTATAAACCTTTGTTCAGTCTGAACTCTAGACATCTCGTAAGCGAATAAGACACTGGGAATACCAGCCCTGCTTAGCTTTAACATTGAATTCATCATAAAGGCTGTCTTGCCCCACGAGGGTCTGCCCGCAATCACGATCAAATCGGTTGGTATGTAGCCACCAATGACAGCATCTAACTCCAAGAAGCCGGTAGAAATATCAGTCTGGCTTGGATTGTTGTACCTCTTCTCGAAATGGTTCAGGAATTCATCCATCATATACGATGAATTCTTTATGCGTTCTTTTTCTCCGAAGACACCATATAAAGCATCTAATGATTCATCTAGAGCTGAGGCTACTTCGTCTGGTCCAGCACTCTCAGCATTCTTGATTATGCGGTGAGCAGTGGTTATCAACGATCTTAAACGATGATAATTCTTAACTATGCTGGCATAATACTCGGCGTGCAAACTAGATGGTGTGGATTGCATCAATTCAGTCAAGTAATTTATACCACCAACCTCGTCTAGTTTATTTACCTGCTGCAAGCGGCTGCTAGCCGTCACGAAATCTACGGGAATACCCTCAGTTATCACGTCCAAGATGGCTTGGTAGATAAGCTGGTGTGACTTTTCCCAAAAGAATTTGACCTCTAATAATGGTGTAGCCAAAAAAGTTACACTACTATCAATCAATAACGACCCTAATACAGCTTTTTCCGCCTCTAGACTATATGGTAGATTCGACATGTAACAACGGTCTCCTCAAAATTGGTCGATCAGTTCTGGTTTTTTCGTCCAGAAACGTATCCACGAGTGTATCTACACGTTTGCTTTCCACAAACTTTTCAACTTGTTTACTCCGCAAGTTTCTACAAATACCAACCAAATAAGGCACCGGCTTGTCTACAATCCTACCTCGCATCAATTCTATGGCATCTAGTATTAAATTAGCATCGTATTCCTTAAGAAGTTTTTGCATCAATTGTTGTGAAATTACCTCGTTGGTAATCTCTGTATACGCTTGCATCAGCGTATGGTAAGGCTTAGGAGATATCTCTAACATTTTCCTGTAGTTCATTTCAATCTCCAATGGGGGAGAAAGTTTCCCTTCTCCCCTCACAAATTTACAGACCTAATTCTTCTTCACTGGTATCTTCTTGGTTGCGTGCTTTTAAGAGTTCTGAGAGGGAACCACCCCTCAGAAGTTCTACGATTTCAGGTGGGGTCAACTCAATGTAAGCTTCCTCTGAATTGATCAATTGTTCCTGCCAATCCCGCCAATTGAGGTTATTGATCTGCCCAGCAACCGGCGTAGGTTTCTTAGTTTGCTCATTGAGCTTCAATGTAATTGGATAGTGCATGATACCTACTGGAACATCGTCACCCGGACTATACTTTGAATAATCAAAAATTTCTGGATCGTTGGTTGGGTCTTTAGGATCGTAAGATTTAACGATAGTATCTTCGATGGTATTCAATTGGTCAAACAATTCCCGACCGCGCTCCAACAACCGAACTTCAGGTGCTATCTTCTCAACTTCCTTAAGCTCAGTACCACAATAAGAACAGTTATTAGTATAACTAACTGTCTCACACAGAGGGCACTGCTTTCTCGGCGTCAAATCCAAGACATTGATTACATAACGCTTGCTGGCACCGATGTAGTCAGGATGGTCTCGATCCGGCAATTCCTTGTTGCGGATACAGATCGGACAAATATCCATACCTGGACAGACCACATAGATACCACGCCCACCATTCTTTCGTCTAGCCTGAGGTATCCAATGTCTCCAAATAGAGGCATATTTTGGCTCAATAATCTGCACCACACTGGGGTGTTCCGGCGTCAACATTACGAATGTATCTTGCCAATTTCTTCGTTTTTTCGTGCCTGATTGAGTCTCGTTAAAAAATGCCATTTCTAGTTCTCCTTATTTCTTACCATTAAGTTTAGTTGCAATATCTTCGGCGGCGATAGAACCAACCAAGACAACCATCAAAGCTACGATAGCATTAATCAAAGTCTCAGCGTCAATGGCTCCCTGAATGTACAGCACGACTGCAACTAGCGTAGCTATAAAAGCCAGCCAGAATTTGCGGCTAACCAACAATGCCTTCAACCACTCAAGATTCATTTCTTATTCTCCTTTATTGTTTAGATATTCTTCAAAAGCTTCACGTTTAGCATCAATTGTTGGAGCGGCTTCAAAAGATAATGCCATATCAACGTGTTTGAAAAAGGCTTGGTAAATTTCTGTGGTTAAATTTTCAAAAACACCAATCGGGCCATTGTACTTATTTAACAATTCTTCCAGTTCTTCTCCTTCAACTTCTAACGTGTTTTCGTACTTTACGTTTTTGTAGGCTCCCAACGGATACACCCTTGTCACATTAAACACTCTCTTCATTATTTTTCCTTCCTTTTTTATAAGTCCGTTTATTATTGGATTGTTCCAAAGCAGTTGCCCACCTTACATTTCCTGGCTCGTAGTTGCCCTCATTGTCAATTCTATCAATAGAGAACCCAGGGCCAGGTTTAGGACCGATGTGGTTATAAAACGATTCAAAATCATTTAACCACTCGTCACAAACTTTTATACCGCGGCCTCCCCAATAATTATATTCTTTGTTATTTGGATTATAACATCTGGCTTTCATACTGCACCAAGTAGTGTATTCGGGGGTTTCTGTCATGCCATGTTTTCTATTTACATCACCAGATTTTTCTTTGTGTAAGCAACCGCAAGACATTGTATTGCCGCTGCGTAAATTGTAACCATTAACTATTTTTTCATTTCCACAGTCACATTGACACAACCACATGGCACAGTATTTCTTCATACCAACTAATTTTAATGCTACCAATCTGCCAAATCTTTTATTAGATAAATCAATTGTGTTCCATGTGGTTGGTCCTTTCTGCATCTTTTAACTCCTGTAATATAATTTTATATAATTCTGGTTCACTTAATGCTTTTATAGTGCTAGACCTGCCTTGACCAATTGTGTTCTCGTTGTGAATAAACCAAGCCCCCCTTTGCTGAATTATGCCTAATTCTACCGCCATATCCAGCAATCCTGCCTCTTTGCAGATTCCTCTGTCATTCCAAATCTCGAACACGCCATTGCCGTAAGATGGTCCAACCTTGTTCTTCTTTATAGTGTATTGAATCTTCGAGCCTAGAATTTCATTACCTTGTTTAATCGGCTCTACGTTATATAGATATATTCTTAAAGAAGCATGGTGCTTCAAAGCTCGACCACCAGGTGAATCCGGTGGCAATGGTACTCTACCAATTCTGTCTCTCATCTGATTGGTAAATATAACGGCCACACCTGATTCTCTCACCGCAAAAGCAGTCTTCCTCAAAAACTGAGATACCAACCTAGGCACTAATCCTACGTGGGCATCACCTATTTCTCCCTCCATTTCCTTCCTTGGGGAAACAGATGGCACCGAATCAACCACCACTATGGCAAATTCACCACTTCTAACTGCCTTTTCCGCAACAGTAAACACTTCCTCACCTTGCTCTGGATATAAGACAATTAATCTTTTTCTGTCCACGTTGAATTTTAAAGCATATTCATAATCCAAAGCGTTCTCTGCATCTATGTATAAAGCTAGTTCATCTGCATTTGCTTTATGCAATTCTGCCACTGTAGATAAAGCCAAACTGGTTTTACCTGAGTTGTGTACCACGAATTTATTTGCAACATAATTATTATAGGGAACTAAACATTTTATATCATAAGTTTCCATTTCTCCAACATATTTAATGGACTTGATTTTGTCTGGTATTACCACAAACCTTAAATTATTATGACTGAGAATTGCGTGCAACCTGCGATGCTCCACATCTAACATTAGCTCAAGATTTGATAAATCATCATTCCCTGAATTAAAATCTTTATGGTGCACCACAAACCCAGTTGGAATTGTCCATAGCGAATCTATTTCTTCTTTTACACCATTATTTAATAGGTTAATATATTCTCTATATGTTAATCCATTTCTGTCTGCTTCTACTATTATATTTGCATTTTTAACCCTATATCTAATATAATTATATTTTTTAAAACCAGTCCTATCATTTGCAGTAATTGACTTAATTCTATTAGATGGATGATACTTTACGAATAATTCTGAATATCTAATCTGTTTATAATGCTTTCTATTGGGTATATTTTCGTGAATAAAAACCCAGCTACCAGCATCCAGTTTTTCCAATTTTTCATACTTACCATTACCAATATAAAATTGGTGCTCCTTAGTACAGATTAATTTGTGTCCTCTTTCTGTTATCACCTCATAACAATTCTGGTTTCCAGTTTTAACAACATCCATTATTTTATTTAACGTTATACAATCCTTTTCATTTATGGAAGCAACATAAAAGTCAGAATCTTTGGTTTCTTTCCGTTTGTTGCCATAAATTTTATGGAATCTTTCATATAGGTGCTGTATAGTTCCACCTTTTTTATTTTGACGGCGTCCCCCCTTATCTATAATATTGTAAAGAATAAATGAATCCCAAGCTAAACAATGATCTGGTCCATGTATCTCAGTTATCCTACCTGCGGGAATGCCACCAACTCCGGTATCTCTATCCAGCTTGGGAACACCAGTCGAATAAGACTTGGTTGGTTCTTCAGCCCACTTTCGTTCTAACTCTTCGAGAGTTGCAATGGTATATTCTTTCCTTAGTTCATCTAATAGTGTCATAACCAATGACCCCCTATCTTTACCTCCGCCGGAATGGGAATAATTTTCACAAATTCTTGGCCTGCTTTCTCCATTTCCTCTTTACAAACCCAAGCTATCTCTTCAGCCTCATTACTCAAAGTTTCTGCTTCCAATTCATCGTGCACGAAATTTATCAGAGTAGAATTATAATGTCTATCTACAAATTGCTTATCACATTGGTAAATAGCAAGTTTCAACATATCAGCGGAGGTCCCTTGGACAGCATGGTTGGCACCTTGTCGCATGACCTCATCTTTACGCATAGCTTTGGTATCGTAGTACCGCCGTCTGCCCCACATAGTCTCCGAATAACCCTTAGCGAAGGCTAATAAACCTTCCCTGCGCGACCATTGTTGAAGAACCTTATAAAGACTCCAATAATCTTTGATTTGTTCCTCAGCTTCTTCAATAGACATATTGAATTTATTGGCAATATTCCAAGCTGCTGAACCGTACGATAGTGCAAAAGTCATATTCTTGTAGAATCTTCGTTGATCAAGAGTTACCTGATCGTAAGGTATGCCTAGCTTGTTTGAGGCCGTAACTGTATGTCTGTCCAAATCTTTTTCGTAAATATCTATCAATAACGGGTCACGAGATAATTCAGCTTGGACACGCACCTCCTGTTGATTGTAATCACAACTAATTATTTTCCAACCATCTCTAGCTATAAAAGCTCGCCTAAATCTTTCGTCTCCCTCACCGCGCTTAGGTATATTTTGGGCATTTGGATTTTTACTACTCATACGGCCTGTATCCGTGCCGGTTTGGTCAAAATCAGCATGAATGGCACCAGTTAGTGGGTGTATATTATTCAGAAATTCTTCACCATAAGTTGAAGCTCGCCTAAAGGCCGATCTATAATCTATCAACAACCTTATGAAGTCGTGATCTATCTTGTAGATAAATTCTTCTTTGGTTGTTTCTTTGCCTCCAACTACCGGCACAGTCAAACCAAGCGAATGCATCACATCTTTTATTTGATCAGGACTGTTGGGATTAAATATCTTGCCAGCTACGGCGAACATCTTAGTTTTCAGGTTATTGGCTTTTTGAACCTCATCCTGATAGATTTCATTCCATAATTTGGTATCTAATTTAAATCCCCGCAATTCAGCTTTGGTAACAACCGGAATTACTTTAAACTCCAAATCGAATATTCTTTCCAACCCATCCTGCTTGGCCTGCTTTTGTTGTATTTCTGCAATGCGTGGCAATACCCAAGCATCCAAGGCAGCATAATGCTGTTGTGCATCACTAAAGTCCAAGTTGGCAAATAGTGGCAGCGTGAATTCATTTCTAATGCCTTTATCCATATCTATATTAAGATACTTCTTAGCCAGAACATCCAAACCTGAACCATGTTCTTGCAAGCCACAAGTTAGAAGCCGTTCCGCAATCATGGTATCATATAGATCAAAATATAAAACATTAAACACAGTCTTGAGAAACTTGAGATCGAATTTGGCATTTTGAAAATAGACTTTTCCTTTATAGACTGCCAACCAATTGAAGAATTGTTGAAAGTTATCTTTGCGCACATCTAAAATATGCACATCGTTATTCTCTGAGTTGGCAATCTGTACTGATACCAAATTGTTAAGATAAGGATCAAGCCCATTAGTCTCAACGTCTATGGCCAAAGCCGGGTAACTAAGGATTTGTGGAGACTTCGGCAACAGGCTCTCTATCGACGTGTGCAGTTCTATATTTAGCATAATACCCCATTATTCGATTGAAATATTTTTCCTTGAATTGTTTTCTGTCTGGCCAAACTGAACCACCACTATATTGGTATAAAGCCGCTTCTATATCGTGATATTTATTTCTGTAATACCCTAAGATTTTACACAGCCAAGCTATGTTAATTTCAGGGTCTTTCAATTCTTCGATGGTTGGTCTATCCTCAAACACAGCACCAGCTTCTCTCGGCATGATACCACCAAGGCCGGTGGCTTTACTCATTGAGTTGTAAGCTTCTGGTTTACCACTGCTCTCAACCATTATAACTGCGGCAACAATATATGGGTCTAACAAATTCTCTTCCGCATATCTATTTATCAAATCACCAAACTCTGCCAACGGGGTATCAGCAAAATCAACAGTTGTAAGAACAGTCGTTGGCATTATCAACTCGACACCTCCGAGATTTGAATTTTTCTTCACATCTCTGTACTATCAAGAAATAAAGTTCTTATAGAACTTGAACAGCTTTCTATAGATGAATTCTTATTTCTTCTTTATATAAGAATAAAAATATGAGAATACTTATTATGTCAAGCAGTTTGGCATTTTTAATGAATTTTAATTCTTTTGATGCACCAAACGCCCAAACTTTATTTCTTGTTTGTAGGACGAACAAAACAAACAACAAACAGGTGTTTGATGAGCGTAGCGAAATCAAACACGACTAGATTAAAAAGCTCGATAATAAAAATAGAATATAACTGTAGGACTTAAGGCAAGCTATATCTAAATCCCAAGACATTATGTTAACTCGAAATTGGGACTTGACAAGTAGCTTGGAATGTGATATAATATATGAACATGATAATTTTAGTGGTGTTGATCATCGGAAGTATAATAACACCGGTGTCTCCCTGCCAACGGGAATTTATGACTATAGATTATTTAACTGGTAACTTTTGTGTTGTGCCGGAAAAGTCAGCTTGTTGGTGCCAATACGGTCAGGTGAAATATATCATCGGGCATAATCCTGGAATATTTTCCGATCTGCATTTAGTCGAGGTTGGTGACATAATAACGTTTGCCAATAGAGAATACGAGGTGACTGAAGTCTATATCTTGGGGGAACATGAACATTCAAAGTTTACTAAAATTTTGTCGGGATCAGATTTGGTGTTAGTTACTTGCTTGGGGAATGATAAACGGTTGGTGGTTAGTGGCAATAAGCATATTGAAACGACTAAATAAAAAAGTTAACGGCGAGAAACAAGAATTAAATTATTTGAGAACTGTAGATCGTATCGTTAAACAGATGGGTATCTTGCAGAATGAACACAACTTAGCCCCTAAATATATCGTTTTGGGTTATAAAAATTATCTAGAATTGCTGTTGCACATGTCCCAAAAAGTCTACCAAAGGCCACACTCTATAATTAGATTTATGGATTGTGATGTGGTAGTTGTGCCCGGCAAGGATTTAGTAGAAGTAGTTCCAGATGCATTAAATTATATAGGAGTGAGAACCAGTTAGTTGTTCAGCGTAAATACACCACCGAGTGATCCAAAGGGGTGTTACACTATTGGGGCCATAATAATTCTAATTCTAGCATTGGCGGTGATAATCACGTATCTTGGCGGGCATTAAATGGGCTATAAAAATACTAAGTTTAATGAAACAGAAATCAATCAAGATGTAATAAACAGATTTTGGAATAAAGTTGATAAGAACAGTGATTGTTGGGAATGGAAGGGAGCTTTATTGTATGGAGGTTATGGCCAATTTTGGGCCAACTCAAAACAAGTTCTAGCGCACCGCTTTAGTTGGATGTTGCATTTCGGGGAAATACCTGAAGGATTATGTATATGTCATAGATGTGACAACCGAAAATGTGTCAATCCAAACCATTTATTTACAGGGACTTATAAGGATAACTTATCTGACATGGTTAATAAGGGCAGGTCATCATTTGGTCAACGGAATGGTCGATCAAGATTGACTGAAAAAGAAGTTTTGGAAATTAGACAAAGTAATTTGTCCAGCATTAAATTAGCACTTAAATATTCAGTTGGTGAGACAACTGTTCAGCACATTAAACATAATAGAACTTGGCGTCATTTATAATATGGGCTATATTCTCGTATTTGATGGTGGTAAAAATAAACAAGGAACTTATTTTTCGTTCCTGATTTTTAAAGGCGATAAATTAATCGGTCGTGGGAATAGAATCAGTGAGCAGGTCAAAACAAGCAACGAAGCCGAATACCTTGCTCTTATTCGCGCATTGGAATCTTTACAATCAAATTATTCAGGCGAAGAAGTCTTGATTCTAGGTGATTCCAGATTAGTGATCAATCAATTAAATGGCTTGTGGCAGGTTAGCTCTGAGAGCTTGAAACCTTTTTACCAAAGGGCTTCCGACCTTATCGGACAGATAGATTGTAAACTAATCTGGTGGCCTGGTGACCAAAGCAAACAATTTTTGGGGCATTGAAATGAATGACTTTAGGAAGGGGTTGAGGCAACTTCTAACTCTGTACAGAACATATCATGATGCAGATGGGGCTAATCCTTATTACCAAGGGGCTATCGACACATTACTTAATATCTTAGAACTATATTATATATGTTTTCCAGATGCAAATATTTTAGAGGAGACAGAAAATGTTGAGATTGAATAGCGAATTCGGGTTTGGTTGGAATGACCGTTATGTTTTGGCGGTTACGGAATTAGAATCCAAAGAAGACGACGAACAAACCTTCGATGTTTATACTAAGGTTTTGGTTACCGACGGTGAGGGTGGTAGGTACGAACTAAAAGCCGAAAAGAGTCTGACTTTTACTTCTGAAACCTTCGAAGACCTGTACAACACCGTGGATAAAGTGGTTCAAGCAGCCATCAGAGAAGCTACGACCACCAAGAAATTACTCGATGCGCCAAGTTAAGGAAGAATTTATCTGTAAGCATTGTGGAAAATCTTATGATAACGAGGTTGCTTGTGATAAGTGCACGCTCAGCCATGATATCATCTATGTTGGCTTGGAGCGGGCAGAATGGAAAGAACTGATCAGAGATGTAACTATGGCCAGTGCCAGCGGATTTAATTTTAATCAAAAAGTAGTGGAAAAATTATTAAAATATAAGGTGGGAATTAGTCGATGAAGGTAAAGATTGGCGACGTGGAAATTGCTGTGGACAGCAGTGTTGACATTGGGGATACATTGCTAAGCTTGACCATATTGGTCATCACAGATTTCGAGGATAACGATACAGCCATTGCTCAGATGTTAGGTAATACGGTGGTAGGTGTACCTACTTCCAAGCTGGTGGGAGAATTAAATCGAGATGCCAAGCCGGCATAAAATTGTTTTTGGTGACAGCCGAATCGTTTTGGATGAATTAGAACCAGAAAGTATAGCTCTTTGTGTAACTTCCCCACCTTACTTCGTCGGCAGGGAATATGAATCTTATCTCAAAGACGAAGATGATTATTGGAATTTAATGTTAGCTGTATTCCTCAAAATGGACAGGTTGGTGGAACCTTTTGGCAAAGTAGCTATAAATTTTCCAGATAGATACGCCAACGCCCGGTTGTTGGGCCGACCTTGTGAGGTATTATATGCCCACAAATTCGATGCAATCATGCAGGCTGCTGGTTTCGATTTGTGGGCCAGAATAATTTGGGATAAGAAAGATGTTTTCACAGAAGGTACACAACATCTTGCCCACAAGAATAATAAAACAGGTCAGATGCGGGTAGCTCCTAATTGGGAATATATCTTCGTGTGGCGCAAGCAAGGTGAAGGCCAAGCACCCATCAAAAATGTGGACATGACTGATGAGGAAAGAATTGCTTGGACTGATTCTATTTGGAGTTTTAGTTCTGTGAGGAGCAATGAAAATGTCAAAGGCTTCAAACTTGCCAAGTTTCCAGAGGAATTACCGTATCGGTTTATCAGGATGTACACGGGAGAAAATGATTGGGTACTCGATCCTTTTGCTGGCAGTTGCACTGTTACTAGGGTTACTCGCAACCTTGATCGCAACTCTATTTGCATTGAAAGAAATCTGGATATGGAAGAATACATACGAGCTTATTTGGGGGAATATCCTGACGGCAAGCAATTGGACATGTTCAACGAATCTAGGGTAGAATTTATAAAATGAAAATTCTCTACAAAGTACGGTTGCACAGCGGGGGAACCCATAGACAAGAAGCGGTATATTATATTTTGGCAGAAACTTCAGAAGAAGCTAAACATAAAGCAATTAATTGCTTCACAGAAGATGCTGGTTTGCACCCAACCGGTCTGTATATAGAACAACAAATTCAACCTTATGCGGAGGGTATTTGGCGAGACTTTATCTGGATACACACAGCAAATGATGATTATACTAAAGGATTGGCGGAGATATTTAATCATGATAGATAATTGGAGTAATTCCAAGATAGCCATGCTGAGCCGTTGCCCCCGACAATTTTGGTATCGTTATATTCTAGGTTGGAAAATACCACCAGGTGCAGCGTTACAATTTGGGTTATCTTACCACAGAACCATGAAAGCCAATGCTGATCATCGTATCCAATCTGGCAGAGATATGTCATTGGAGCAAGTAAAAGATATATTCGTGGATGAGTGGAAGCGGGATGCAGCAGAAATCGAGTGGGAATTTGAGGAAAAAGATAACCAAGGACATTTGGGGGATCGTGGTGTGGCATTAATTGGTAATTACATGAAAGAGGTTTCCCCCAACCGAGAACCTAAACTGGCTGAATACAAATTTGAAATAACTTTACCAGAAATAGATAAACCATTTATTGGGGTTATAGATTTGGTAGCCATGGATAGTCATGGTGATGATTATTTAGTAGATCATAAAACTTCCAACAAACGCTGGGCAGAAAGCAGAGCACATTCCGAATTACAGCCAACCGCGTATTACTTATCATTCATACGTTTATTTGATAAAGAGCCAAGCTTCTTTCTATATGATGTGGCTCCAAAGACGGGTAAAGCCGAGATACAAGTAATAGGAACAGCAAGAACTGAACATCAAATAGGAGAATATATCCAGCGTATAGATGTGGCCCAAGAATTGCTATCTAAAGATATTTATCCAAAAACCGATCCTGGCAATTGGTATTGCTCAGAAAAATGGTGTGGCTACTACAATCATTGTATGCGAGGTTGGTCTTTAAGTCGGCTAAGAATGGATACTACAGAGGATATAACCGATGCGCTCTAAGACATTAAGGCCGGGGGATATGCTGGGTTTTACCAAGGGACCAAAGACCGATTACAATAAATTCATCGAAGAGGTTGTATACAATTACACTACCTTGACGGGGCTAAAACCAAACATGGTCTTGGTTCCAGAAGATTACACAGGAGATATACACATAGATGGACTCACTATTAAAGCTGGCGCAAAGCCCAAAAACCATTATTACGTCGGAATACAAACCGCGCAAGAGAGCAGAGATTGACGAAGCTCTGAAAACTCTACAATTTATATCTGCACAATGTACTCTTCAGCGGGATCAAGCTTTGTTAGTCAAAGATTATCAACTGGCTTGGTTTATGGAAAGTGAAAGAGTAAATACAGAAGTAGCTATCAAGAGTATAAAGTGGGCGCTCGACTTAACTCAGGAGCATTTATTTGCAATCCCCAGTGTAGCACAATTCGTACAATCAAGCACTTAAAAGAGGACATAATATGAACAATAAAGGACAGGTAAAGGAAATGCTTAGATGTATAATCCCAGGATGCAAAAGGTCTAGGTTGGCTAGGTTTTACGTATGTAGAGAGTGTGCAATTGAACATGGCACTTATAAACAACCTTACAAAACTTGGCCTGAGTGGCTGAAATTTTTATGCAATGAGCAACAGAAAATGGATAAACGCAGGAAATCAAAATATTATGTAGAAGAAATACCAGTTGACCCTATAGTTTTGGAACGAATTATTGAAAAAAAGCAATCCAACAATACATAAAACCATCAAACTTTATTTCTTGTATATAGGACAACATGTTTTCTATAGAAACCTATAGGTGGATATGACCAAACGTGGAAAGAGTGTGGCTAGCCTCAAAAACTTGCCACAATTCAGGGATAAGAGTGACGCTGAACTCTTGGATTATTTAGAATCATCTACATTTGAAGCCAAGGTTCAGGCGCGGTTAGATAAATTGGGAGAGGATTTCGATCTATCAGATATGAAATCCAACGACCATGCTTTGCTCAAACGTTGGGCCAGCTTGAGTGAGCGGCTTGACGAGGAAGAAAAACTTCTCAAAGAATTAAAAGATAGTGACCAGATCACTTCTGGCGATGCTTTGCGGGAAGAACAACGTTTGAGCAGTATGCAGCGGGACATCATCGAAATTCAGAATGCACTAAATATAACCCGTGTACGCCGTAAGGATAAAGCGGAAGACAATCCAAGGGTACTATTTGAGGACATCAAGAGGAGAGCCGCCAAATTTTATAAAGAGCGGTTAGCTTACCTAGCCTGTCCCGGTTGCGGGATCATCCTCAGCACGGTTAATTTCTTGTATCCTGAAGAAGACAACGAAATAAGATTGACCTGCAAAAAGTGTGGAGCTAAATCCAACTTTACGAGCAAAGATGCCATAGAAATAGAAAAAGCGAATCCATATAAGTAATGTCAATATTTTCCAAAATTTTCACGAATGTAAAATATGAACCTGACACCATAACCTTTAAAAGTATTTCACCTGGCGTGGTGGCTGAACTTAAAGTAATAGAATCCAAGCCACCAATAACCAAAGTAGAAATCAAAGCTGTTCATATTATTCCAAATAAATAGGGATATGGTGTAACTGGCAGCACGCTCGCTTTGGGAGTGAGATGGCGGAAGATCGTACCTTCCTATCCCTACTGCGTGAGCCGTTGGACGGGGTTGAAACTCCAAATTTTGACCAAGTAGGTTCAATTCCTATCTCACGTGTCTGGTTATCAAGTACGTTAGTCCCACCTAGAGCTTAGGCTTTAGGTTGCACTTATATAAGTTGCTCTGCCGGAGGATAGGATCGCCGGCCCGACACTTGCAAGTTGTCTCTAATTGCTAGGACCGTTAGAGTCGGTCTTCGGCCCTTGATGGGTTTAAACCGAGAGCAAAACAGGTGCAAATCCAGCCCTAGCCTATGAAACTCACACTCTGGTGAAAGTCGGGATCATTCCGTGTACTCAATGTTGAGTCTAGCCAAGTATGGGTACGTTAAGGTTAACAAGTTTACCGTTAAAACTTGTAATGATTAACTAGGAAGATAGCTAGGGACTCCCCCGTTGACGAGCGGAGCTATCTTCCTTATTAATATCTAGAGCAATCAATGACGATTGCTCTTTTTCATTTCTATTGGAAGGACAGGTTCGGTACCGTATATTGGCGCTGGTCGAAAAATTAACTGAAGAGGAATGGGCTGTTTACGAGCTTTTAAGACATCCAGCTTGGTGTGGAGAATTCGTTAGAAATCTCGAAAAGGATGAAGACGAAGGAGAAGCTTGGGTTCATACCGATTATCAATATGAATTCTTGATGGATTATTCCAGTCAAGTATCTTTGAGAGCAGGCCGCGGTGTGGGAAAGACCCAAGTACTCGTCACCAAACTGATGTGGCACGCCATGAATAAATTCTTCGACGAAGCCTTATTCGTGGTACCTAATCGTTCACATCTCGATCCAGTATTTTTACAGCTCCAAAGACAATTTAGACTAAATCCACTTCTACGTTGGTGGATAAATAGGTTTAGTGTAAATGCCCAGCAATTTATTATTAAATTCGTGAATGGGTTTACACTCATCTGCCGTATTGCTGGTACCACCGGTACCGGTGTTAACGTAGTTGGTTTACACGTTCCAATCATATTCCTTGACGAATCGGCATACTTCCCTTGGAATGTTTGGTTGGAAATGCAACCAGTCATCAACGACTGGGAACTTGGCTATCAAATATTGGTCTCTGGTGTCCCCGATGGTCGGCGCGAGAAGAGTGTGTGCTACCATTGTGACAACAGCCCTGATTACAGTAAGCATAGAATTTCTGCGTATCGTAATCCTAGGTTCACCGAAGATGCAGAGAAACGTGCGATTGACCAATATGGAGGAAAGGATAGCCAAGACTTTATTAGGCAGGTTTTGGGGGAACATGGGACCCCGACTTATGCTGTTTTCGATAGAGAGATGTTGCGGTTGGAGGATTACGACGTTCCAGTTATCCGCCTCTATGGAGAACAGCTTAAAAGAGATTCTCAATTACCATATCGTGTGATTTTAAATTTACCCAATGCTCCTAAATATACCAGCGACTTGATACTTGGCATCGACTTGGGTTATTGTTATTCCGAGGACACTGAGGTGCTAACCTCTAGGGGTTGGTTGAAACACCAAGAAACCAATGAGAATGATATCATAGCTTGTTTCGACACTAATACAAATGAAATAATTTGGGATAAACCACTATTCTTGCGAGAATTAGACTATGACGGTAAGATGATTGAGGTTTCTGGAAAAAGCACAAATTTTATGGTGTCGCCAGAACATTCTGTTTGGGCTTGCAAGACAAAAGGTTATGTTCCTCAAGATTATGAGGAAATGCAAGCGGTGGATTTGTTGAAACTGGCAAATGATAGGTTCAGAGTTAAAATTGCCCCAAACCGAAGAAATACAATAGGAAAATCCACATTCACTGTTCCATACTATTATTCCAACAGAAAGGACCGAGTACAAAAATCTACAGATGTACCCATGTCCGTTTGGGTACAATTTCTAGCATGGTTCGTTTCTGAGGGCTCGGCAACAGCAAACCATCAATGGGAAGTCAATCTAACACAATCTAAGAATAGATATGCTGATGAAATTGATAAAGTATTAAAACAATTACCCTATACAGTTACCAGGCAAGAATACATAAATCAATGGGGTAAAGAGCAAGTTAAGTGGACAATAACTTGCAAAGAACTTTGTTTGTGGCTTAGAGATAATTGTGGAATACATTCTAAAAACAAAAAAATACCGGAATTTATTTTTAATTGCTCCACTGAAGATCAAGAATTATTTCTGAGAACATTATTGTTGGGGGATGGTTCAAGAATAAATTGTGAAAGATCACCTCAATATTGGACCCAATCAAAAACTTTAATTGACCAATTTCAAAGATTAGCATTAATATTAGGGTATTCATCCACCGTGGGATTTCACAAGTCTAGTGGTGGCATGTATAGTGCATCAGTCATGAAAAGAAAAGAGAATGAACTTTCTAAAAAGAAAAATATAAAGTTGGTGCACTACAGTGGAAAAATTTATTGCTTCAAAACCAGAACTGGCTTCTATATAACTAGGAGAAATGGTAGAGTAGCCATACAAGGAAACACGCAGCCAACGGCTATCAATGCTTTATATAGATTACAAGATAGCCACGTTTGGTACTTCTTGTTCCGGTTGGAACTTTTCCAAATAAACTATGATGAACAAGAGAAGATAATCAACCGGTTGGATACTAAATATAATCCAAGCTTCTTGGGTATGGACGTTGGCTCAGGGGGTCAGGGTAAGTCACTTTACCACAACTTCGTACATTCAGATACATACAGAGATAAAGATTTCGTCAAACGTATGTTGCCCGTGGAGTTCGGTGGTACGGTCGTGGTTGGCTTCGACGAAGGTGGCAACGAGATGAAAGAGCGCATCAAACAATTCTCTGCCTCTAAGTTGCAACAGATGGCCAATAACCATGACATAGCTTTCTCCAAGCGAGATCAAGATTTGCTCACAGAATTAGAGAGGATAACTTATTACAGGACTGCTACCGGCAATCCTGTTTATAAGGCAGTTACTCCACTGGGTAGTGATCGCGGTGACGATCATAATTTTGCCGCACTTTTAACTTTCGTCATGGTGTTATTTGAGAAATATGATTCATTGGAATTCAGACCGAGTAAACCTAAATTGCTCCGCAGTAGGTGGTTATTATAAATGTGTATTATAAATGGAAGAAAAGATTCAACTTATGCTTGTGATGTGGTTTCAGGCACATCAACCCCAGTTGGCTGGCAATGTCCAGTGTGTGGCTCCATATGGGCACCGTTTGTGGAGAAATGCTCAAATTGCAATACCATTAAAGGTATATACGGAAACTCTGGAACTAACATGGTAAAAGCTAGCACTGTCTGGCCTTATTTAATTTGGGACAATCGAGAAGATTTTTAATGGAAAATATAGAAATCGAAATTGAGGAAAGACTTCCCAAAGAAACACAACCTCAACGAGTGAAAAATGCCTTCGCGGCTTGGGTAACTAATCCTTATGGCTCGATACAGTTGTATGGTGATATAAGCCCTATTCTCTTATCTGGTGGCACTAACGAACCGGACAAAATGAAATTGCCGACTGACTATAAAGAGAGAATAGCCTGGGTACGTTACTATTACGAAGTAGACCCCATTGCCAGCACAGCTATAAATAAGATTATCGACGTTGGTATTAACAAGTTGGTTTTTGACCGAAACAATTGCACCGACGAAGAATTTACAGTCTATCAAACTGCGGAAAAATTATTTCTCAAGTACCTCAAGGAAGCCGCATTAGAATATTTATTGTCAGGTTTAGTGGTACCCCAAGCTGCTTGGCGGCAATTCACACCGGATGAATTAAATCTGGACACTGTTCGGCGTTATGAATTGCCGGAAAAATGTTGGATAATTGATCCATTCCTTTTGACTTTACAGTGGGTACCGTTTTCAACAGACGTTGAAGTTTACATGATGATTCCAGAGAACATCAGGAAGTTCGTCTTGGAGGGTGGTAAGCGACCGGATGGTTCTACAGATACAGAAACTATGTCGCGTTTAACAGAAGAATTTCCTGAATTTGTAAATGCAATTAAAAAAGGACAAAGCACTCTTTTACTAGAGAAAGCATTCGTAATAAGACGCAGACCCAAAACCTATGATCCCAACCCAACTCCGTATCTACTCTCGGCGTTGGAATCTCTAGCTTTTAAGCGCAACCTCAAGAAAATGGATTATGCTATCGCTTCTAGGGTGATCGGGGCCATTCAATTAATTAAACTTGGTAATGATGATTTTCCTCTCACAGAGGATGATGAAGACCAATTAGACGATTTGAAAACTCAAATGTTGTGGCGAAGTCAACCTAAAAACATCGACCGGGTGTTTCAACTTTTTGCTAACCACACGCTGAACATCGAATGGATTTACCCCGACACCGAGGCTATGCTTAACCAAGAGAAATATCAAGCTGTTAACGAAGATATATTCAACGCTTTGGGTATGCCTAGAATCCTCGTTAGTGGTGAGACTTTACGCTCGGCTACCTCACAAGCTGAGTTCGCAATGTTTTCGCCTGCGGAGACAATCAAACGATTTAGAGAAGATATCCTCTTATGGGTTGAGGAACTCATAGATCAAATAAAAACTCGAAACAGCTTTGAAAACAGGATAAAAGTTAGTTTCGAGGAATTGCGTCTATACGATTTAGGTAAGTTAACAGAGATCGCAACGACATTGTATCAAAACAATGCTCTAAGTTTAACGAGTTTGGCTGGTATAGCTGGTTACAACTTCGAGGAAGAATTAGAAAAGAAATCTACTGAGCGCGAATTGATGAAAGAATTCGACGTTCCAGAGGTTCCTGCTCTACCTTTCTCACCCAAACCCAGTGTACCGGGCGAACCAGTGGAGGTGTAACATTCCACAAGAGTACCGAAAAATGAGAGACAGCATCCACCAAAATTGCGTAGCAGAGATGCGCAAAGGCAGCCCACCCAAGGGCAAGAAGGAGGATGAGACTTGTATGCAGTATGCCAAGAGAGTGGCTGCTGCTACATTTACCAAACGACACGGTGTAACTCCACAACAGGCCGAAGCACAAATAAAGCTTGTTGAAGACGTGGAAAAATTGCTAGGATTTTTAGCAGATGAAACAAGCTAGTTTTGAAATCCTAGCTGAACGACCTGGCCATCTAGAAACTGAAGCCAGCCTACTTGGTGATAATGTCATGTGGGTGAAGTTTATCTTCACCGACGACGGACCTAACGCCAACAAGCAGGCAGTACCAAAGGATGAATTTGCCAGCATAGTTAAGACTGGCAAGTTCAAGCCTTTCAAGAAGATGACAGGTGGTATCATAGGTATAAATCACGATGGAGCAGTTCCGATTGGAACCATCGTCGGTTTGGAAGAAATAGAAAACCGCATTGAAGCTATTGCGGCTGTTTGGGAAAAAGAATATCCCGATGATGCAACTCAGCTTCGAGAAGCCAAGGCCAACGATCAACCTCTTCACGTCTCTTGGGAATTGCTTTACGGACGTGAGGAAGTCGATCAAGCCGGAGTGTCTTGGTTACGAGATATTATTACCCGCGCTGCAACTGTAGTTAGTATGCCAGCTTATGAGGGCAGAACACCCATTCTAGCTGTGGCTGCGAAATCTATCTCGACAACCCAAAAAGATGAAGGCGAATCAAGCATGGAACTTGAACAATTGAAAGCACAGCTTGAAGTCAAAGAGCAGAAGGTCGAAGAGCTTGAGGGAAAGCTTGAAGTGGCTGATGCTTCTTTGGAAGAGTTGAAAGATCAACTCAAAGAGCTTGAGAGCCTGCGTACCTTTAAGCAAGAAGTAGAAGCTCAGCGCGAACGTGCTGATCGTCTAAATGCCCGCTTCAAGCAGATCGCTGAAGCCGGTGTTGAGATGAAGCGTGAAGAGTTCGAGGCCGAAGCCGACCGTTGGCTCGGTATGGACGACAACGCTTTCTCTTTCGTGCTTAAGATGTTGGTTAATACTCCTGCCAAGGAGACACAGGCTTCAACTGGTACTCCGCCTATTCCGGTTGGTGGGGACGAAAACAAGAAACCGGAAGACCTTGTACGCGAGTTCTTGAACGAACGACGCAAGAAGGAGTCGTAATTCATGGAAGTTCACAAATTTACAGACATTCTTGGCGTCACGCTGACTCAAGATGTATACGAAGGGCGTATGGCCCTCCTGTCGGCTGCGGGAGCCAAACTGCCGGTAAACTCTACCGAAGCAGCTTTGGCGCGTTATCTGGTAGCTTGGCCGGTAGATAATCGGGAACCACCGATTTATCAAACCTATCCTAGCTATACTCAGGCGCTCCGCTATGGCTTCGAGAAAGCCACGAACCTACCTGTCACGTCAGCTACGCTTTATTACACTTACCCGGGTCTGGTAGACGAAGCTCAGACTATTCCCTCTGGTACTGGGGCACTTCTCTACGATAAGGGTGAGTTTACTGTTGGTTCCGGTCAGTGGATTTATGACGCCACCATCGTGATTGGAACCACGTTGGAAGTGTCCACTAGTTCCAGTACTCGTGGGCAGCTTACCAAGAAATCTAGTGGTACGGCTGTGGCAGTATGTACTGCCATTGATCTTACGTATAAGAAATTGACGTTCCGTACCTATGGTGAGGGGAATTAATCATGGATAAGCAGAAAGAAACTCAGTACCGTGAAGCTCTTGCGTCTTTGGCTAAGACCGACCGCGAAGCTTTCGCCACGCTTATCGTGGAATACCTTCAACCAAACCATATTACCACCGACTTTGTATCAATGTTGTTGAATACTCGTAGTCTGGCCCCAGGCACTCAATTAGTAAAGAAGGTCCGTAAGGGCATAACCGTGAGGACCTTAGTGCCAGGAGCCGTGCATATGGCTAGTGAAGTAAGTGTGGTCGACCGGGCTAATTACCATCTTTCCGGCATAGATGTTCGTGTCCATGCAAATGAGTGGGAACTTGAATCCGGTGAGCTTGGTACCATTGGCGAGATCGAAGCCGAGATGAAGGCCAAGATCAAGGACTACTTCATGACCCAAGTCTTTACCAAGCTGGCTACGTTGTGGAGTGCCACCAATACACCTAGCAACTTCATCAATGTTGGTGGTGCTTTGACCGCCACGGCTCTTGAGACTGCCATTAATGAAGTTAACTACCGAGTTGGTGCGGTGCGAGCCGTTGTTGGTACCCGCAAAGCTATGACGCCTATTACCAAGTTTGGTAATTATGTACCTTACGATGCCTCTCCAACCTCTTGGGGTGTGGGTATTCCTTCAGCTATCGAAGAGATTAGCCGTACCGGCTTTCTTGGAAATTATTTCGGTGCCCGCATCATAGGGCTAGATCAAATTTGGGACAACGAAGTGGATTATACCGCTCAGCTTCCTGAAAATAAAGTTCTGGTCATTGGCGAGAACGTAGGCGAATTCATTACCTACGGCGATGTCAAGCACAAGCAGTGGACCAACTGGGAACCAACGCCACCAGTTTACAATACTGAGTTCTATCTTCAGTTCGGAATGATTATAGACCGCCAGATTGGAATTGTGGTCGTTGGTGGTTTGACCTAAAAATAATCAGGGGGAGTCTTATTTGGCTCCCCCTTTTATCCAGAGGTATTATAGATGTTTATAGATCAAGTTGTAATAGAAAATGGTTTGGTGGTTGCTCACGATGTTTATGGGCGGATACATGTTTTGGCTCCATCTGCTTTTAGCCCAACACCGCCCGGTGTACCTCTGGACGATTACGTATGGAAACATGCCTATCACACGGATGTGTGGCCTAACACTACAGGCTTTCACGACCTATACAATACCAACACGGCTACACAATTCTCCATTACGGCCAATGCTGATTTATTGATAAATACAATAATATTAGCTCAAACCGGAAACAATGTTGTCTCTCTGGTAGATTTGCGCAAAGATGGTGTTACATTTACTGTATTGCCAGTTTTGGAAGAGAATATAATTCATTTGAGTGATCAGATAATTATTCCTTCTGGTTCTGTACTTACAGCTAAAGTAAAGCCCGGCCACAAAAATACAGAGGTAGCTATAACAGTTGGTGGATACTATACTTAAGAGGAGATTTAAATGGTTACAGGATTGAAGGACGAATCAATAAGGCAGGATATCTACGAGGCTTTACAAGGAAATAAGCCTCCTTATAAAATTTATAAGAAGACAATTATGGCTCGTGTTTTGGTGCGCTATCTGGACCCCATTCGGTTGATACCAGCCGAAGTGGTACTTAATGGTGACCCAGAAACCGGAGACGTAGAAGAATTGGTCATCAAGGTTTGGTCAGCAGCCGAGGATATCTATTTACGCAGGAATAACAAGATACACCTTCAGGATGGTACTTTGATTGAATTTTCTGGTGTCGAAGAAGATATTCCCACGGTTAACCAAATCGACGATGCGGAGATAGAAAGTATTCTATTACAGCCTTTCTTCGCGCTCAAGAATAAATTAGACGAATTTACTTCATCTGTTCCTATTAGACGCTTTCTGTTGAAAGCCGAACAACTCAACCGGCCGGTGAGAACTGTGGAATATATTAAAGAAGCACTTTCGGCTATGGAACAGGTTGACGCACAACCTAAAATTGATAGAATAGATATAGATTATTAAATATGGCAGATGCAAAACTAAGTGCATTAACGGAACTAACCACACCAGCTTCCGGTGATCTACTTTATATAGTAGATATATCTGAGCCGAGCGAAAATGACCAAAGTAAAAAGCTTGTATTGTCCACGTTGGATGCTCGCTACTTGCTTGGTTCCAATAACTTAAGTGATTTAGATGACGTTCCTACGGCTCGCGTCAATTTGGAATTAGAAGTCGGGGTAGATGTACAAGCTTACGATGCAGAACTAGCTGCTATCGCCGCTTTAGCCATTACAGATGGAAACTTTATCGTGGGTAACGGCAGCACTTGGGTTGCTGAAAATGGAGCAACGGCCAGAACCTCGCTTGGCCTGGGCAGTATGGCTATCATCGACGATGCTCCTTCTAACGGCAGCCAATACGCTCGCCAAGACGCAGCCTGGGCTGTAGTGAGTGGCGGTGTGACCAGCGTCTTCACCCGTACCGGCGCAGTCGTGGCTACAGCCGGAGATTACACCGCCAGCCTGATTACCAACGTGGCGGCTGGCAACATTGCCGCTGTGACAGTGCAGGCGGCTATCGATGAGTTGGACACCGAGAAAGCCGGTCTGGCGCTGGCCAACGTGTTCACGGCGGTGCAGAAGATCAACGTCAACTCGGCTGTGGCGTTGTTGGTCGAGCAGGACGGCATCAAAGACAACGTGCTGGTGGTGGATACGACCAATGGGAGGATTGGAGCAGGCACGCCAACTCCTCAAACCGCGTTGAGTTTTCCGGCGGCATCGGAGGGTATTGCTCTATACAATACAGCCGATGAAGCAACCAATTTTTCTCGTGTACACATGTATTGGGTTGCTAATGAATTTCGTATCATTACAGATAAGGGTGGCTCAGGTCCTTCGCGCGGCCTGGTACTTGGGTCAGAAGTGGCTGCCACTACTCGATTTTTCGTTAGCGCGGCTGAACAGATGCGAATAACATCTGGGGCGATTGGCATGTTCGCGCAGGCTCCGGCAGCCAGCTTGCACATTGATCAGACTTCCACTACTGCGGCTAAGCCGGTTTTGCTTCTGGATCAGGCCGACGTATCCGAGGAATTCATCCATTTCATCGGCACTTCTACAACTAATGCTTCTCAATCTTTAGTTGATGCGGCTGATATGACAACACCAGGTTCGATTGTAGGGTGGTTGAAAATTTATGTGCAGGATGACCAAGCAACTAATCCCATTACGGACGGTTTTTATTATGTGCCTTTTTATAGTGCACCTACAGCATAGGAGATGAAATTTATGGCAGATTCACCCCTTCCGGCCCGACCTGTTGCGCCCACACCTGTGAGTGTGGAGGATATGGAGATCACCCTGTTTGATCCCTCCCCGACCAATGCGGATGGTACA